CCTTTTTTGTACCAAATAAAACAGTGACAATAGGGTGTTATGTAGTATACTTAATAGGCTAACGTCACTATTTCTCTGTATACTCACTTTCTAGCGTGTTTCTTTTTTTTTATTCACCTCACTCACAGGGTCGGGGTAGTACCCCTTCTTCTCTATTTACTTGCAAATGAAGTATATACTTTTACAAGATCAACACGGCACCTAAACGATAATATATATGTAACTGAAAAACGAGAAAAAAAATGCAAACTGAATCACTTTATTTATGTATCGAGCACGGTGAGTATTTTACCGTTAGGGCTAACAGTTTAGCGGAGGCAAGAGAGTCCGCTGCGGGCTGGGGAGGCGAAGCAATTAGGAAATTAAACGAAACTGGAATATGAAGAATTACAATGAAAAAGAGGTGAAGCTGGTGTGTGTAAACACCGGTGATGAAAAAACCTTCGGTGACGAAGTAACGAGCTTCCGCGGAGAAGTGGTGACTATTAAATCTATGCGACCACCGCACAAGTCAAGTTCAAGCGGTTTTGTAAACAACTTCTATGCTGGAGTGTATGACCTAAAATACGTTGAGGTATGAGTAAGTTCCACTGGAGTGAAGATGTGATAGCGAACTTTCAGTTTGAGAGCCACTATCTACCGCAGAGAACGGTACGTGAGAATATACGGAAATTTGTCGAAGTAGATTGCACACCTGAAGATGGTGAGACCTACGAACAACTAGCGAGAGACCTATCAAGTGCAGTGTTTACAAAATAAACACGAACACCTGACGATAATATAAGCGTAACTAAAATAAGTATTATGACTGACGAACAAATAATGGATGCACCTGTGTGGGTAAGTAGATTAATCTTCAATGCCTCACTATTGTACCGCAAGCAAGTGGCAGAGTTAACCGACAGAGAATTGTTGGCAGTAAAAAAGTATTCACTAAACATCAAGTAAGATGGTATATAGAAAAAGAGTAGATGGCTATGTCTTTCAATACAGCGAAGACCACAAAATGTACGAATGTAGAGGACAAGTATGTTATGACTATGAGCATGACGAAGTACCTGAACCCGGCTTATGGCGTGCTGCTTTAAAACTATGTGAAGAATTACGTGGTGAGTCCAGTATTAATTGGGAAGCTCAGCATTCAGAGAAAGGCTGGGTAGAAGTTGCTAACTATGAATAGCGTGTCCACCTGTTGTGGTGTCGAAGCGTGGTACGAAACTGACCTATGTCGGGAATGTATGGAGCACACTGATTTTGAAGAATTTGAAGACTAAATTATGATAGACCCTAAAGAATACGAAGACTTAGTATACTCTATATACGCCCAAATTGAAGGCCAACTATATGATGCAGTGAATTGGGGTACCGATCACCTTGAGTTTAAAGATGACGAAGAAATACACGAGGTACATTGTTATGTAATGGCAGGTGTCACTGATTTGCTAAAGTACGGAGAAAATAAACAGAAAGAGTCCACCTGGAATGGGCGGTTATCTTAGTGCCTACAAAATGAACACGGCACCTATTCGATAATATATATGTAACTAATTATAACGCTATGAAACTACTTAAAAAAACAAAACAGGGTAACTTACATTATATACTCGATGACGGCCGTATCGGCGCTATATACCCTGCTACCGGCTATGTACGAGTATCACACTCTATGAAAAGTTTTCCTGACACCGAGCGCGGTCAACATTACTTATCACTCCAGCGTCGCCGTAACATAAGTGCTATACGTGACGGTAACACGGGTAGCCTTAAAATGTACCAAATCAACCCCAAACGTAAATACGATCGCTATGTAGTATTTGATACCGATAAATGGGGTCGCGAGTTGTACATTAAATTAACCAGCGCCGCACGTGTGTTGTACCCTAATGACACTATAAAGCTCGTCCTTATGCTTCAAAAATTTAACGCTAAAAACTGTAACTAATGGAAATTCTAGCAACCCCTTTAACTCAGACTACTCGTATAGAGTTCAACGTCAATGACGTAATCAAAGTATACTATGGCCGTCTTGATAACTGCCGATGCGGTTGTGCCGGTGAATACTATGATATGGGTACTGACGACGCTAAAATTACTGATGCGTTGCATATACTTAATAGCTACTCCAAGTCTCCAACCGATACCGTGCTGTCTGACCGTTTCACTTATAAAAACCAACCTAGCGAGTTGTACTTTGAAATACAAACCGAAACACGTGACTTTGCTGAGGAAGGCGAAGAAAATAGCGGCGAAGACTTTGATGACTATTACGAAAGTGATGAAGGCGAAGTAGGTTATGCATTCTATATACAAGATTCACCACACCCTCCCTTTAATAAATAAGTACTTACAAAATCAACACGATACCTATTCGATAATATAATAAACAAACGATATGACACAGAAAGAACTCACTTCGCATGCCTCAGTTATTACTGATTCTATGTTAGACAGCATGTACTCTACTATCTCCGGCTACATGGAAGATGTAATGGAATTTGACCCTTACATGGACAACTATAGCGAGTTTCATGATATGCTCTTCCTCGAATGTGTAGAACAAATAGGTAACCTTAAAATTGAAATCAAATGACACTACAACAACTAAATCAAATGAGTAACGATAAAATCGTATTTCTCTGGAATGAATATTGTGAAGAAACCAACTGCTTCACCGATATGCTATACGAAAACGACGACGAAGCCTTCAGTACATTCGGTTTCACGATCAACGGTACACTAATCAACCATACTAATGAAGTATATAGTTGGGATGATGACTTTGTAACTGCCGACGGCTATGGTAACCCCTTGTCTTCTGGTGACCCTAAAGTACTAATGGACCTTGAAGACCTGCTCGAGTGGTACTTACAAAAGCAACACGACACCGGAGCGATAATATAATCGTAACTAATAAAAACTTGTAACTATGGAAACTCTTTATGACCGCTTAAAGCCTGAACTATTAGGTAAGCTAATGAAAAACCGCTCAAAATACGAATGTGCTGTTGAACGCTGTTTAACTATGTTAACTAGTAAAGATCGCTACCACGATTTAACTATTGACGAAGCAAATTACTTATCCACCTTTACTGAAGCCGAGTGGGTAAACGCTTCTCGTGTTGACTTACGTCACGGCGGCTATATGTTTAACGAACCTAAAACTAAATAACATGAGTGACTACACACCAAAAGACCCGGAAAGCATTGAAACCTACGATGCTATACTCGCTGAGTACAATACTATATTCAATACGGAATACCAATTCTTTTTTGACGAGCACCCTCGTGATGTTGATTTTCTTTTAAATGAAGAGCACACGGTTGACGGCCACGCTGTATGGGTAATGCGTGCTAATGAAGACGGAATATACTTAAGCGATAACGTATACTACTACCAGCCTGACGGTCATGATTTACTACGTGAAGTGAGATATGGAGCAGACGATAGTAAAGTATATTGTGAGATTGCGGAAAGTGAAGTTCAAGAAGCTTTGTTTGATAGGTTATGCACTAATTACAATAACTACCTACAAGAACTTGAAGATGAAAAATAAAAAACTCGATTAGTTACGAGATGTAAGAGCGCTGGATATTAAATTTTTAGCGGAGTGGCGTTGAAAGCGTTCTTACAAAACTAACACGAACACCCAACGATAATATATAAAACAAAAGAAAATGAGCAAGAAAGTAATATGGTTTGACGGTAGCAACGTATTTGTAGCTCGTAAGGGTAAAACAACTAATGTTAAGATATCTGATGGTTCACCTGTTCTGCAAACCTATACCTTTAGCTACGAGCAGTGGAAATTAGCCACTACAAGCAAAGGTTTCGGTATCAAAGCTTTCTTTGCACTTGACCAATCAAATTGTCTGGACTGCCCATTTTCTTTAGGTAACGGTAACGGCGGTTGCTATACGCACAAATTCCAACAATACGTCGGCTTTCTTTCATTGCTGCGAAGTATCAAACCTGAAGAACTCAGCCCCTTCAACGATTTGAAATTCAAGCAGTTACTAAAGTTAGCCTCTAAGTCTTATGTAAGATTTGGCACGTATGGCGAACCGTCGCTTATCGCCCCTAATGTTGTTGCTGCAATTGTTGCAGTAGCTAAAACCTGGACCGGCTACACCCACCAGTGGAACAAACCATTTGCTTCTGAGCACGGTAAATACTTTATGGCTTCCGTGCATAATCAAGCCGAAGCTGACGAAGCTCGTGACAAATCATACCGATCTTTTATTGCGAGTCATGACAATTCTGAAAAAGCAGTATCTTGTCCCGCATCTAAAGAATCCGGCTTTAAATCTAATTGTGCAACGTGTGGCTTATGCAGCGGTGTGCTTGGCAAGGGTAAAAAAGATATTAAAATACTACAACACTAATGATAAACGCAACTTTTGATCAACAGGTATTAGCTAATAATTATTGGAAAAGTACGGTAGAAAGCCATCACGTAGGCTCTAATCGTGAACGCCGAAATGTGCTATACCGATTTGCTTTCTTTGTTTCATGTCGTGAGACCTCTAGCTTATCACTAAGCACTATTGGTCGTATAATTAAAAAAGACCATGCTACCGTTCTACATGCAATACGATCTCATGAAAGCAACTATAGATTTGATGCTCAATATCGTGAAATATATACTGAAATGCACACTTGTTTATCTGACATTATTGGTAGCAATACCGAAAAAGTATACGATGCAGTTAAGCAGCGGGCTTTACAAATAAACCCTGATTTTTATGAAAACCATATTATTAAAACTTATAAGCAACGTCTTGATAATCAAGAGCATGAGTATAAAGAAGCTATTGAAACATTAAAAGACACTTTGCTGAAAACGCAGAATCACAATAAAATATTACAAAAACGAATGAACTGGTTAAATGACGAATGTTTAAGATTAAAAAACTTATTATGAGTAAAATGAAACAATTTATACGTATCGCTAATGCAAGACTGCGTAAAGTATACAAGAACAAAGAACAGCGCCGTGCGTGGGCTGCTAAGATGTACGTAAAATGGATAGAAAAAAAGAATAAAGAAGGTGGTAAGGCTTAGTAATAAACTTTACTTGGGGAGGCTTTAACCATCTTCTTTTAATCATAGCAAAGAGAGGGGCGGTTCACTATAAATTAATCCCTTGAAGGGAAACACTTTTGGTTAAATACAGGCTGACCCCTTTTTTTAACCTTTAAAACCAAAGATATATGATAGTATTAATAATAGTAAGCACCATGTGTATATACATGATTAGAAGAGAGAGACTAGCTTACCTTGAGGTAAAGCGTAAATCAAAAAAATATAGTTCTTACAAAACCAACACGGACGACGAACGATAATATATATGTAACAAATAAAACCACAACACTATGACAACCAATGTATTAACAACCATTAATGTCGACAGCTCTATGATCGACAAAGCCTATTACGATCACGGTAACAACGAACTTCTTCTGCAGTTCAAAAACAACAAATCAAAGTACGTCTATAGCGACATACCTGGTTTTTTATTCAACGGTCTTTTTGCCGCCGAAAGCAAGGGCAAATTTATTCATAAAAACATAATTCGTGCGGGATTCAAATACACCAAAGTTTAATTTAGACGACGAACAAATTGAGCGCTTAGCTGAGGCTATTGTAGAAAAATTATTTATAAAGCAAGAAGAGTCTGACGCAAAATTTATTGAAGACTTAGAAGCTTCTAATGCAAATGCGCAAATTTATGTTGTAAATAATGACGGTAGCGTGTTAAGCGAGCCTGAACAACAAATACAAATGCTGCAAAATGAGTTTGATGTTGCTTTAAAAAATGAGTTATATAACACTGCAGCAGACCTTGATCTTAAAATTAAATTACTAAAAAAACAAATAAATGACGACAACGCCAAGTAAACTAGAATTACGCGATTATGCTATACGCGCAGGTGCTTCTGAATTAGTTGAAGATTGTATTAAAAATAACTTTAATCCAGGTGAACCAGCTGATTTTGAAGAATGGGTAAACGAAACGTTTGATGCAAATTGCATTGGTGTATTATGCGACGACGCTTGGCAAGAAGCTGTGTGGGAAAGATTGCATGATGAGATCAATGAAGTATTCTATCAGTTTATTAGAGGCATTCAGCATGATATCTACGATAAAGCTTCATTATCAATAAAATCGTTACACTATGATAAATCGTCTATTAGCCTCTGATATAATCATGCTAGTAGGCTGCGCTATAGTTGTAGCTATGCTGGTAGCTGATTTTTTATACTCTCAATATTTATACCATAAACCACACAAAGATGAATACTACCCTGGAAAAAATAAAAAGCGAAGCGCAAAACGATGAAGTGATCGTTGCAACGCTTGGTCCTGAGATAGATAGTGACAATAGCTAGTAAAGATTATAATCAAAGCACCCTATCGTCGCATGTCCAAATACGAAAGAAATATGGAATACCTAAATAGAAGAAAGATTATATACCGGAGAAATCCTATTACGGATAGACCTTCACATGTATATGACTGGGGGTTCTTCTATGAAGAAGGTACACGGGAGTACTTTGCACTGTTTGCTTCAAGAGCAAAGATAAACACGTACAGGTCGTTAAAGTGGCATTTGCATGTATTATGGCATCTTAACCATTCAATGACACAAGATACATTCAGAGAAACAGCCTTTTACTTAGCTGATCGTGAGAACGGATTTGTAACGTTTACACTTTCTGAACAAACTCTTGAAACCTTTATACATGATGTATCTTTAAAAGATTTAGGTGAAAGACCACCAAATAAGACAAGAAAGATTATATTTAAGGATTCCTGTGTACTTAATAGAATCGACAAACTAAAAATTGTCGGACATATTGTAGGTAAACAAAAGCTTTCTGAAACCGAAATATATGATGCAATGCTACTGCTTCATGACGATAACGAAAAGTTAACTATCGACAAAATTGCTGAGTCACTAGGGGTTTCAGCGCGGACCATACATAGAAATATGTCTGCTGAGTTAAAAAAAGAAAAAGAATTATTAAACGCTAACTTATGAAAGACATAATTAAATTTGATAATTGGATGAAAAGTATTAAAAATATTTACTATTTTAATAATGAGCGAATGGTCGCCGCTTATGAGATAATTAAAGAAAATGAAAAAGTACAACATTCAAAATTACGTCTTATACAAAAATGATGTAGAGAAAGTAATATCAAGAAACGAGGGTTTAACCTGGAAGGAAATGACAAGAGACCAATTGGTAGCACAATTTCTCCCTTTAGTTGAAAACTTAGCAAGAAAGTTTAGTACATCAGATCAAGCTTCAGGTGTATTAAGTATAAATGATTTGATTCAAGAGGGCAACTATGGCTTAGTTGCAGCAGTCGACAAAATAAGTTGGGATGTAATTTTTGACTCTGAAGATCCCGAAAAAACAATCAAGTCATTCCTATCCAAAAGAATCAAAGGTGCTATACGACGCGCCATAGACATAAATAGAGGCGATGTACGCATACCTGAACACAAGCTTAATGAAATTAGGAAGTCACCAGATAACGAACATATGGTTGCGATGTTCTTTAATAGCGTATTTTCAAGCATCGACGCGTTCAGTGACGACGAAAACCCACATTTCCAAGTTCCTGATACATCGGAACCTTATAATATTGCGATCATAAATTCTTATTTACTAGGTTTAATGCGCCAGTACTTAACACCATTGCAATACGATGTTGTAAGACTTTCATACGGTTTAGACCAAGATAAGATGCCAGCTACAAAAATTGCCGTATATTGCAGCATTAACGTTGCTACGGCTAACGTAAGAATATCACAAATAAAGAAGGAAGCGATTGATACTTTAATTGCAAACACCGATCCTTCTCAAGTGTTAGACTTTTTATAATTAAACTTAATTAAATACCATATACCACTATGACATTAAATGAAAAACTAGCAAACATTCAAACTCGATTCAAGTCGAAAAAATCTCGCTACAACTCATTCGGTAAGTATAACTTCCGCTCTGCTGAAGATATTCTTGAAGCAACTAAACCTTTCTTATTAGAATTAGGCGTAACAGTAATTGTCAGCGAACAAATCGTTTCGTCTGATCCATTCCCAATTATGGAATCATCTGCTATTATTTCGGATGGCGAGACTAATATCACCGCAACAGCAATGGTTGGTATTGATCTTAATCAGAAGGGTATGCAAATGCCACAAAAATTTGGGTCAGCGTCATCTTATGGAAAAAAATATGCCTTAGGCAACTTATTCCTTATTGATGATACTCAAGATGCTGATGCTGCCAACACTCATGATAAGAAAACTGAAGCTAAAAGTAAAATAGCTAATTCCACCGATGCTGCATATACAAAAGCAGTGCAATATATACAAGGCGGTGGTAAGCTAGAAGCTATTAAGCAGAAGTATGATCTTGCACCGAGTGTAGAAGTAGCCTTACAAAAACTATAATATGAGTCATGCTAAAGCAATAGAAAAACTAAGAGAAGACGAACATTACTATGGTGCGTTTGGTAGAAACTTTTTATCTAATTCAGATATTGGAACTCTACTAAACAATCCGCTAGAATATGGTAAACCTTCTGAGCGAATACCGGCATTCTTAGTTGGCGGCTATTTTCATACCGCTATACTAGAACCTGAAAAGCTTAAGAACTTTAAAATAGTTGAAGCTACCACGCGCAATACTAAAAAGTATAAAGAAATAAGTGGTGGTGAACTTTGTCTGTTGCAGCATGAAGCTGATAAGACTGAAGCCTTAGTTGATACTGTTTTAGCAAATGACTATTGCCGTGCATTAATTCGTCCTATTGATTTTGAATACGAGAAGCCAGCAATTGGTGAGCTTTTTGGTAAACAATGGAAAGGCAAAGCAGATATAATTAATCACGATGACGGTTTAATTGTAGATCTTAAGACTACTGGAGACCTTGATAGGTTTAGGTGGTCTGCTAAGAAATATAACTATGACAGTCAAGCATATATATACCGATCACTCTTTGGGTATGACATGGTTTTTTTAGCGGTTGACAAGAAAACCCAGAAGATTGGTATTTTTGATTGCTCACCACAATTTTATGAGTCAGGCAAAGACAAGGTTGAACGTGCTATTGAAGCATACAACTTGTTTATAGATGACGAAAACTTTGACCCCACAAACTATTTTATTAACGAAACCTTATAAATTATATACTATGGCTTCAATTATCAAGACGTCGATTAACTTAGACAGTATCGACAAAACAAAAATCATCAATGGCAAAAAAGGTAAATACCTACCCATTGTAATTACTATCAACGATGAAGTTGATCAATTCGGTAACCAAGGACCAGTAATTCTTGAGCAGTCTAAAGAAGAGCGTGATGCTAAAACTGCAAAAATTTACTTAGGCAATGTAAAAGTTGTATGGTCTAATGGTCAAAACGTAGAGGCTGCTCCACGCGAAGACAATCGTGGTGGAATGAGTGCACCAGCACCGTCAGCAGTAGACGACTTGCCATTCTAAAACTGTGTATAGCAGTATAAAATATTAATAACACTACAATTCGCATTTAATGCAGACAACAGAGATCAATGGATTTGAGATTGATAAATTCAATCAACATAGCCTTGAAGAGGGAAAATCACAGGGGATATGTCCTCTATGTTCTCACGATAGGAAACCCAAAAATCAGAAGGACAAGTGTTCTTCATATGATTGGGAACGGGGTCTTGGTACTTGTCATAATTGTAATAAAACTTTTCAGCTCCATACTTTTAATCGTAAGGGCAAAGCCGAAAAAGTGTATGTTAAGCCTACACAACCAGAAGAGCAATCCACCGTCAACGATAAAGTTGCTGAGTGGTTTGCCTCTCGAGGTATATCAAGGTCTACATTATACGAAGTCGGAGTAACTGACGGTCAAGAGTTTATGCCTCAAACCGGGAAAGTAGAGAATGCAATTCAATTTAATTATTTTGTTGGTGACCAATTAGTAAACGTGAAATATCGTGATGGTCGCAAAAATTTTAAACTCTACAAAGGCGCTGAAAAGGTATTCTACAATATTAATAGTATAGTAGGATACGAGTATTGTGTGATCGTTGAGGGCGAGATGGATGTATTAGCACTGCACGAAGCAGGGGTTACCAACGCCGTCTCTGTCCCCAACGGCGCCACTCTCAATACAAACAATCTTGAGTACTTAGATAACACAATTGATTACTTCTTAGATCAAGAAAAAATCATTATCGCTGTAGATTCAGATGAAGCTGGCCAAGCACTACAGCAAGAACTTATTAGAAGACTTGGTACAGAAGTATGTTACATCGCCACTTTCGACGATTGTAAAGACGCAAACGAATATCTTGTTAAATATGGCAAAGAAAAACTTGTTAGTAGAATTACCGCTGCTTCCCCCGTACCTCTTGAAAACGTCACCACCTTCCGAGATGTTGAAGGAGAGGTTACAGATTTTGTTAGGAATGGATTTAAACCAGGCTTTCAAATTGGTTTGCGTGAGTTTGATAGCATCTTTAGTACTTACACTGGCCAATTTATTACTGTTACTGGTATCCCCAGTTCTGGCAAGTCTGATTTCGTAGATCAAATGTGTGTAGGTTACAACCAATTATATGGTTGGAAGACTGCCTATGCATCTCCTGAAAATCAACCAACGTTTCTTCATGCCCATAAACTTATGCGTAAGATATGGGGTGGAATGCCTAGTGAGGCAGATATCAATACTGAAAAGTGGAATAACATTGCGGATATGTGTAATAGTAGTTTCTACCATATTGATATGGAGAAGTATACACTAGAGCATGTATTGAAAAAAGGTGCTGAGCTTGTAAAGCGTAAAGGTATAAAGTGCTTAGTAATAGACCCTTATAATAAAGTGCGCTCTGCTAAGCCTTCAACCGACGTTAATCAGTATACGCTTGATTACTTAGAGCAGATCGATGTCTTCGCTAAGAAGTACGATGTTCTAGTTATAGTCGTAGCTCACCCTACTAAAATGTATAAAGATGGTAATGGCAAAATAGAAGAGCCTACCATGTACAACATCAAAGGCGGTGGTGAATGGTATGACGCTTCTTACCACGGTCTCTTAGTGCATAGAGATTACGATGCCCAAACTGTTAAGGTCAAGGTTCTTAAAGTTAAGTTTCAAAACTTAGGCGAGAACGGAGCTGAAGCACATTTTAAGTGGCAGTCTGATAGCGGTGGTTACAAACCTATTGATAGCTCTAAATCCTTTGCTAATGAACAAATGCCTTGGGAATAATGGGTAGTGGTTCAAAAAAAAGCACTAAAAAAACAAAATGGGGTGACTATTATAGGTCTGAAGAAGAATATAAAGCTATGTCATGGTGTATAAAAAACGAAATTACTATAGGCTTGATAGCAGCAGAGACAGGCGTTGCGCCAAAGAAATTTTATGTTGAAATACAAATAGGCAAAAAGAAAAGTCGAGACCCTAGCAAGTATTTGTCAGAGGATGCACGAAAGCAGGTTTATAAATATTATATTTATTATTATGAAAAACATAGAAACGCAGTATCGTAGTTTAATTAAAGAGCTATTAGATGCGCCCTTCAAACCTGATCGAACAGGTACAGGTACTTATTCTCTTTTCGGCAAAACGCTAGAACATGATATGTCAGCGGGTTTTCCGCTTTTGTTATCTAAGAAGGTTTCGTTTAAAGCTGCAAAGTTTGAATTACTATGGATCTTGAAAGGTCGAACAGACATAAAATATTTAAGAGATAACGGTATTAACTACTGGGATCCCGATTATAAACGCTCTGGACGTACTGATGGAACCTTAGGACCTGTATACGGCAAGCAATGGCGCAATTTTAATGGCATTGATCAGCTCCAAAGATTAATAGTAGGTATAATGACTAGCCCTGAATCTAGGCGTCTTATATTGAGCGCATGGAACCCGAGCGAATTACATCAAATGGCATTGCCTCCGTGTCATTACGGCTTTCAAGTATATATAAACGACGGTAAGCTAGATTTAATGTGGCAACAGCGTTCAGCAGACGTGTTTTTAGGATTACCTTATGACATAGCCATGTATGGCTTATTATTAGAGTTGCTTGCTAAAGGTGCCGGTTATCAACCAGGTAAACTAATAGCTCAATTAGGTGATTGTCATTTGTACTCAAATCACTTAGAGCAATCTAAAGAGTTACTTAGTAGAAAATTAAACAATATGCTTTTGCCTGTACTAGATTTAGCAGGATCAGGGTTGACAATTGGTTATGATAAAGAAGTTGTAATTCCTAATGAATGGGAAATTGAACTAAAAAGTTATGAGCCGTTGCCAGCTATAAAAGCACCTTTAAGCGTTGGACTATAATGAAGTATTTTATTTATCACATTCCGGGTAAAAAAATTGGAGTAACACGTAATCTTGTTAAGAGAGTTACTCAGCAACAGGGTTATGCTGAAGAAGAATATGAAGTTCTATTTGCAGGTGATGATATTAATCAAATATCAAAATTAGAGATAGAACTTCAAAAGTCTTATGGCTATCCAGTTGATCAAACAGAGTATAAGAATTTATTTAAAAACAATAATCTAATGAAATTAAATTCAACAGATCAAACAACAACTTTTCCTGTGCCGCTTAATGAGCTTAAGGATATGCTGATGGACAACTTAGGTTTATCATGGGTAACACCTCAAGGCTATCGCTTTACTATAGACGCGCAAAACGTAGTATGGATAAAGAATAACGCTTTTTCGTCGCAGTTTAGCAATGAAAGATGCTTTGTATATAATAAAGCTTTCCACGAATTTGAGCAAGATCGTTTTGAAGTACAAGCTATTCGCCCAGCTTACGAGCCTACTGAAGATGATAGTATCTTTGATGAGATACGTACATGGGCACACAACCGTGGTATATATAAAAGTGGTGATACTAAAACACAATTAATTAAATTATATGAAGAAGTCGGAGAACTTAGTGAAGCAGTACTTAAGTCTGATAATGACGAGTTTATTGACGCTATTGGTGATGCTATTGTTGTCCTCACCAACCTTGCCGAGCTTGGAGGCGTCCGTATTGAAGATTGTATTGAGTCTGCTTATAATGAGATTGCTAATAGATCTGGCAACATGGTCAACGGGACGTTCGTTAAAGAAACCCCAGCCGTAGTCAATAAAGACCCACACCTGGAAAGCTCTATGGGTCAAGCTTTTTCTCGTTATATAAAAAGCAAATCACAAACGTTATGAAACAAAAAATAATTAACTTTCGTGATCCAGTTGTTGAGCGCGTAGTAGATAAGTTTGTAGATCGTTCAGACGTAGGCTTTAAGAAGTACGGCGTCACTCTAGATGCAGACCCAAGCGATATGTTTGAATGGCTTAATCATTTACAAGAAGAGCTTATGGATGCTGTGTTATATTTGCAGAAAGCTAAAGAAGAGCATGAAGCAACGAGCTCCGAGAAGTAATATGAAAAGAAAATTCACACGAAAGAAAGGGCCTGTAAGAGCAAACAAAGTATCATATGATGGTATCAACTTTGCTTCAGGACTTGAGAAGTACATGTATATGGCTTTGAGAAAAGCTAAGATTGCTGCACTATATGAGGGGGAAACGTTTGAATTGCAACATGCGTTTGAATTCCCATTTGAAAGTTTTGAAAGAACAGGAAACGGTAAGGGCGACTTTATTAATAGAGGAAATAAAAAAATACTTAATATTAAATATACCCCAGATTTTGTGGGTAAGCATTTTATTATTGAAACTAAAGGTAGAGCTAATGAATCATTTCCGATGCGCTGGAAGTTGTTTAAGAAGTATATAGCTGAAAACAAGTTAGAGCCTTTTGCATTATATAAACCTCAAAATCATAAAGAATGCGACATAGTAGTAGCATTGATTCTAGAGCGCCAAAACAAAACGCGCGGAAGCAATACATAGACAGGCAAATAGACAAGTGGGTGCAGTGGTCGTGGCGTCAGCGTGGCAAAGTTAAATACAAAGAGCTAATCTCAGAAATAGAAAGAATTACAGAGCATGCAGGAAAACGAAGATGAAAACCTCAGCGGCGAATGGGCTGTGTCATTGGGATTCTACCCAGGAGTATTAATAGGTATGCGTAGTTATTATAATGATGACATTACTTCGCACGTATTCTACCTACCATTTATTGATATCGCAATACAAATACATAAATAACAAACACTATGAAAAACGATTTTAACGTGTCAGATAGCTTCGCTGACTTTGTTGATGAACTTACGACGGATGATAAAAACAGTAATGCATGCAGTATTGACAACCCTGACTGCGAAGGCTGTGGAAGCTAATGTGTGCTATACATACAAAAATGTGTGGTACTTGCAAGAAAAAGCTGATTGATAACAAGCTGCGAGAGTGCGCATCCATATTTACTAACTTAGGTATGGAATCTACGGATGAAGAGCGTAAAGAAGCTTACGTAAAAGAACAAGAGTTGCTTTATGAGATTAGGGCAATAGATAAAGAGAAGGGTGATCGCCTTTTAAATATCATGTAAATAACAAAGGGGACCCGCAATTGGATCCCCTTTTTTTATTTTTTATATCTACTAACTCTTCCTTTAGTATTTTTTTCTTTTTGACCTCTAGCTTTTTCAGCTGGTGTTAATTCATTCCATGTTGCGGGTGTATCTTTCGATACTTTCTTAGTTGGCCTAAACGTGTTCTCTCCACCTTCGTAATCTTCTTTACCCTTAGGTGTTTTCCACTCTTCTTTAAACCAGCGTTTAAGCGATAACCCTTCTTTAGTTTTTCTAACCTTAAAAGGTGAATTATATTGCTTGTACATACTACTTGTTTTTTCTGCACTTAGCTATAGCACCGCTTGCGTATGCCGAAGGGAATACATCATACTGTGCTTTCACTTTTTTGTAACATGCATCTTTAAGCTTTAATGGACTATGGCCGTAACCTTTGTTTTTTAAAGACAAATGAGCTTCTTTTGTTTTAGCATTTTCTACTTCCCCACCTTTACCATACATTTTGTGAGCTTTAAACTTAGCTGGTGATCCTATATGGTACCCATTGTTTCCTTTTAATCCTAAGCCCTGTGGTCCTATGCCTTTAGTTCTCATAGTTATTTATGTTTATATTTAGTTTTTCCGTCTTTTTGTTTTTGTTTTTGTTATCTAAATTGGTAATTAATTCCTGCTCGTATACTGAATATGTTCTTATCCCAGTATCTCATATATTCTGATTCTGTAAATACACCCCAGTTACTACCTATTTTCCATCCTAAAATTAAACCGCCAGAGTGATCAAACCATTGCTTACCGTCAACGTAATTTTGATAAGAGAATTCTTCTTTACCGCCTATGTGTTGATGATAAGGCAACACGTTTAACCAGGAGTGTATCCAAAAGTTTTCCGCATAATGATAGTAGTCAACACCAAATATAGCGGATACAGAAGATAGAAACCCTACACTATCTATACTCATTCTATTGAACTCGTTTACAATGCCTGGATATATATACCTACGAAAGTCTTCATCAGTATCAGCAACCTTATCCCCGCTAGGGTCGTTCCAGAACCAATCAAAGTTGTCTACCTCATCGTCATTATCGTAATCAATTCCGTAATACACATCTTCATAGCCCATTTTACGCACTAAGTCCCACCATGGGTTGTTGTCTAAGAAATCAGATATAGGGTTATATCCGTATGGTTTGTGTAAGCGTCCTGCAATACCAGCAGAGAAGTCTAGCTCACCTATATGCAGTCTTAGTCTTGAATCTACTTGAGAGTAGTCTAAACGAGCCAAACCTTGATGACGGTATTCTCCTTTAAACATAAAGTTTTTACCTAGGTATCTAAGAAAGTATCTTTGGTTATTATACTGTCTACCTTGTTGTCTAGCTAAGTCATATTGAGCTACATACTCAAATCCTTTTACAGCACCTACAGTGGCAGATAAAGAGCTTGTAGACTCACGCTGACCATCGTAGAATCTGTTCTGTCTGTTCTCGTATTTATATCTAGCTACCTTACGAATACCTATTGTAGCTGTGTAGTCAAAGTTGTATTCCTCTGTGTAGTTAAACAGCTCCCCGCCTTGAGTGGTGTACCAAACCTCTTCTGCATACATTGGGTTAGAAGCAAAGCCGCTAGTGTATACTGTTGAGTATTTAAAGAAATCTTTTATTGCGTTTTGACCAAACAATGGTTGACACAATATAAATAGTGTTACGAATATTAACTTCTTCATTTAGAATTGATTTGCGCCGGTTATTTTATCTACTTGTTTTTGTATCTCACGATAGTCTACATGACTTAACGATAAATTAATACCCGCTTCCCACCTAAAAATTTCTTTACCGTTATTATATAATATCACGGTAGGCACTGATCTTATACGCTCGTCTTGCTTTAATGAAGCATTGCCATCAATAGATGCTCTGAATACTTTAGCATCTTTAATTTTAATAACATCCACATAATTGTTTGCGGCGTTAAAGCTTGCGTTATAATGTACTACTACTACACCCTTTTTGCTAATTTTATTAGAAGCAAAAGAGAATAGCGTAAACGCAATTAATAAAAGGGTTATTTTCTTTATCATGTTATTTCATTTCAAATAGTCTTTCTTCTATTTTATCAAGTTGCTTTTTAATTTCACCCACATCATTTTGTGTGTTCATTATTGTCTCGCGAATCAACTGATCTTTAAGGTCATATTCCATTCTACCAACTTCTGCCGGTGGCAATAGCTTAGCCTCTTCTATACCCGCTTGTAAATCAAAATATCCTAGCGAAGCTACGCCTACACCAGCTATTATAACACCTATTGTTTTTAGAGATAAGCCTACTACTGTGTTTTCTGAAATTTCTTTTGCCATGTTATTTAAAGTGCTTGTACTTTGTTTTACCTTCTTTTTTGTAAGCTACTAATCTTTCACCTCGGTTTTTGCGGTCGTCAACATATGAAACATGCACCCAGTCAGGTTCGTCCGCATTGCCAAATTCCCAAATAAGCTGATCAAAGCTAGTGTGCTCTGAAATATAATTAAATAGCTCTTTGTTAGTTATTCCGCCAAATGCTTGAGCATCTAAGTCAAGAGCCTGGCCCTTAGAATGCTGAGATGTTTTACTCCCACCAATGCGCTCATTCAAAGCTTCACTACGATACCCAGACGTTACGCGAATAGGTTTGTTGAAATAATCACGTGTAGGTTGGAAAATGTTTAATGAAATTGCCTTTAAATTTTCTAAATGTTCTAATGTAGGCTCATTACTAATGCCGCATCTCTTTGCTGTAGTAGATTTAATTACCTCAGCAACGCTTAAGTTATTTGATAATTTCATTATTTATTTTTATTTAGGTTTACGTTCAGGGTATTTTTTATCATATTCTTCAAGCTTTTTAGCCAGTTCTTTTTCTTTTTTGCTTTTACGCGTTTTTTTAGATTTTGCTTTACTCTCCTCTTTACGCTGCGTTTTAGCCTCTATTTTAATAAGATCGTTCTCTTCATTCTTGGCACCCACATCCCATGTTTTCCAGCCAGCTGCTAATGCTATACGTTGCCATTCTGTGTTTCTAGAATCTAATGCTTCTGAATAACCGTTAATAAGATCTACTACTCTATCCATGGGAATGTTGGTAGTACCTGAGACTAAACTACCAAGAATAGAATATGCGGGGCTTAAATTTACACGGCCATCTTGCATAATCTCAAAACCTCTTGCTTTAAGTATATCCCTGTTAAATGCTTCTCCAGCTAAAGCAGAGTTTATTTTTCTAAGTTTTGATCCTATAGGTGGAGAAATACTAAGTACTTGTAATACAACCGCTCCACGGTCAGCCATAAATCCTTTATCTTTTTGTATAAAATATTCTGTAATAGTATTTTTAATGGTTGCTAATACGGCTCCTCTTACGCCACTACCTTTAAGAATAGAATCTGTCATACTATTAATAATACGAAGAATTCTTTTATCGTTCTTGCGCTCAAGCTTTTCTAATTCTTTTGCGGTCATTTCAGACTCTTCTTCGTCGTCAAATCCAGGTATAACGGCAAACAATGCACTCTGTAATGCGGAGAATATAAAGTTCTGCACCGCACCGTAATAAATAATTTTAGATATATGTGTTTTAGGGTCTCCTCGTCTGTTTGCAAGATCCTGCATTGATTTTTTCATTAAGCGGGTGTATTGCATTGGCGTATTCTGAAATGCTAATACTAATCTACCTAGCACGCTACGTTGCTCTTGAGAAACTAAATACGGATCAGATGATTGTTGTGCTTCATCTGCAGTTTTGCTAAAGTCTTCAAACGCTTGCTTTTCTGCTGCTTTTTGCTCCATACCTTGTTTAAGATATGTGTTAACTCTATTTCTGTACATTGATGATCCACCCATTGCAATAGCAAAGCTATCCGCAATTTGAGTAGGGGTAAAACCAATTTTTAATAAATAAGCAATTACAGCACCTGCTTTATTTTTAGCGCCTTCTGCTTGATTAGCAATTTCTGCCTGGTTAACATCCGTTTGCAATCCTGAACGGCGTTGTTTTAACTTGTCGGAGTTAAATATCATTGCAAAATCCGACCAATATTGTGGCTGGTTTGCAAATGCTGCCGCTGCTTTAAGCGGGTTGTTATCAGACCAATTAATAAAGTTAGTAGCAGATAGAGTTTGCAATATTGCGGAGCGAACGTTTAAGAACATTATAGCGCCGGTAGAGTTGTTTACCCAATTTAACCAAGCATTAACTTGTCTGCTCTTAGATCCAGCAGTACGGTTTGTACCGTTAGTCATTGAATATAAAGAATCCTCAATAGCGCTTCTGTGGTTTGTTCCATAAACAGCTTCAATCTTATTCAAATTTTCAGGACTAAATATAACTTCAGAATTTTCTATAAATTCTTGCAAGTATTTTTTTCTACCTACTTTTTCAGTCATTCCGTTAAGATCTGAAACTAAAGTACGGGAAAGCCAATGCTCACCAGGCTCGGCCCATGTGTCTTGTCTAGATATGAGTTGCATCGCGTTGCCTAATTCAATAAGTTGTGGCATCGCGTTAATCGCATTAATTAAAAACCTAATGTCAGCTTTATCCATACCAGGTATCTCTATACCTTGCTGAGTCCACATGTACACCCTTAATGCTTGATCATAAGTATAATCGCTATTATCGATTTTCTTACCTAGCATTTTAAAATACTGCTTATTAGTTTTTGCTAAAGCATTGTATTCACGTCGCACTTGCTGTTTAATTGCTTCAATCATTGCAATACCTCTAATGTACGGCGTAATTAAATTGTCTTCAATAAACTTTTGGTCAGCTTCACCTTGTTTTCCTTTGCCAGCAAATGTATATGAAGTTAGCCCTCTAAAATCTTCAGCAGACGCAGGAACAAACAAACGATACTTGCCTTTCTTTTCGCCTTGCATACGGGCTTGTGCTACTGAATATAATTTATCGGCCGCAACTCCTTTATTGCGCTCAATCATTTTATTTAAGCCCTCGCTTAAGCCTTTGCTAAACTTAATGCCTGATGCTTCTAAACCTGTGTTTACTTTATTTACAAATGCTTCAGGCAAAGCCTCACCGTAAGAAAGGTTATCAGTATTTATTTCATAAAAACGACCGGCATAGTCTTCTTTATATTGCTTAGCGCTTTCTTGTACGCTATCCCAAGTTTTAGTTACTATAAAGTCTGCTAACGATCTTTCAGCCCGCGCACGGTTTCTTTCTACTGCAATATCTTTGCTAGTGTTTACAAATATCATTTGTATTTCAAACCCTGCATCTTCTAAAGCTTTCATCTTTTTAGTTGTAGCTTTATATGATGCGCCAGTGCCATCAACTACCATGCTTTCTCGTCCAGCTGTATTATTGGCTAAATCTTCTTCCGCAGCTTTTCTAGCTTTCCAGCCTAGCTTAGCTCTTAATGATCTTTCTTCTTTGTTATAAGTTTTTTCATCACTCGCTAGTCCAGCATCTTTTATATATTTTTCTAAATAAGGGTCTTGGTTAACTAATCTATAGCCTTTGTCAATTAAACCTAATCCTTCTAGTGTGCTAGATTTACCAGAGCCTGGTCCGCCTACCATAAATACAGCGGTTGGTTTAGATATAGAGAACTTTACGGATGGCTGCAACCATTTTTCAAAAGATTGTACAGCTTTAAAGTTTATATCTATTTTTTCTGTGTATGCTTCTGTTTCTTTTAGACTTTCAAAATAATCTGTTAAAGTGATTAAATTTCCTTTTTCATTAACTGCTGCAAAATAAGTATTAGCGCGCGCGGCTTCTCCGTATAGTCTTAATCTTTCTATATTGGCAGGATTAGTGGGCGATAGTATTTTATCAATAACAGGATTTGCCGTTAATTGATCGGTAGACATTAATATATTTTTTTCATATGCCTTGTCTATGGCATCAATAGTTTCCTTGCCTAACTCATTATTAACAAGGGCAAGTTTAGGGTTGCCAGCTATTTCTAATAGCTCAAACATAAATTGTACGTTAGGAAACATATGTTCTATGTATTGCCCTGAATTATAATCTATGTTGCCATCAATAATTGTTAATTGCCCTAGTGGTCCAAATCCATCGTTACGCGTACCATTATCACGTTGTAAAAATCTAGCAAAGTCCATTAAAGTCATCTCGCCTTTTTGAACTGCTAAAATAAATTCACCGGCAATTCTACTAGACAATATTTTGTTGGCTAAGTTTTGGGCTTGAATCTTCTCAACCATGCCGGAAGACTGCAAAGTATTATTAATATCACCGTTTTTTTGTAACTCGAACAAGTCTTTTGCACTTACTTCTTTTGTAGTGTATTTAGTTACATTAGAAAGAATTTCGGCATTTATTTTGTTAGCGGCAACAATAGCTTTTGACTTAATAGCGCCTTTAAACGCTCCAATACCAAATGCTCTTAATTCATTAATGCTAATTCTGCTTTGTACAATACCTACACTTTCAAGGTATTTTTTTAAAGTTTTAAGCTCTCCTTTACTTTTTAAACGGCGAACGGTCATAAAACCTTCTAGCTCTTCTTGAACTTCTTTAGAAGCTTGCGGAATTAGGTTACTAAATCTCGCATCTATTTCTAGCTTATAATCGGCAACCGTACTATTAAGTATTTCCCCAATATGCCAAAAAACCTTTTCAAAGTTAACGTCATTAAGGTCTACGCCTAGCTCTTTTGCTTCTAACTTAAATTGTTCAATTATACCATTATTAAAATTTTCATCGTCTAAAGTATAATCATCTGGGAAAACTTTATCAGATCGTAATACTTTATTTAAAACAATGTCTAATGCCGCCAGGTTTTGAGCGGATTGCAATTCGGTTTGCGTGAAACCCTTAGAGTACTTAATATTTCCTCTTTCAAAATCAAGTTTAAGCTTCGCTATGTAATTGTCAGCAATTTCAGTACCTATTCTTTCTTGATTAGCTTCAAAAGCTTGTCGGATTTGGCTATCAGGATTTTGCATTTCCTGATTAATAATTTCTATAGCTAATTCTTCTCCAATAGCCTTAGCGAGAGATTCTTTTTTACCGCGTAAAGGATTACCTTTTTCATCAAGAATAAAAGACAAAAAGGTTTTGTCATCTATTTTTGCTGAAGCATTTGGCAATCTACGTACTAATTCAGCTCCAGATGTTCTACCTGCTTTATCTGTATCTACAGATTCTCTATCAATTTTTTTACCTTTCCAATCACTAGTAAATACACCATCTACTTGTTTTTGTATTGCAGCTGGAAAAGCAGACATTAAATAAGTAGTGGTCATATTCTCAAGGATAGCTTTTTTGTTATCCGTTAAAAATCTTCTAAGCACCCCGTCTTTTTTACCACCCATTGCTTTTTTCAAGTCAATGTCTACTTGCTTACCTAAAGCGAGACGCAATTCATTTACTAATGGAGTAACGGTAGTGTTTTTAGAAACAGGAGCATCAATACGACTTTTAAGAGTACCTACTATTCTAGGTATTTTACCAAGTATTTCTTGTATTAATTCTGGTTCTGCAATTCTACTATTTAAAAGAGGTCTGTATTCAGGCTTTTCAGCTTCCGTGCGCTCTTCTATTTGTTCTATAGTAGTAACATCAGCAGCCTCACCTTTAAGGTCCTCTATGTCGCTCTGATTAAAGTCTTCAACAATATCGTTTTTACCTTCGCCAGAAGCTTTAAGCATATCTTTAATACGGAAACTAATACGCCCATTTATATAACCGTATAATGTACCTCGACCATCAAACTTATTTATGTCTCCGTTAGAATACAGTCTATAAACAATGTCACTATTAGCCTCATCCATGTCAAACTGTAAGCCTTTAATAGAAAGCTTTGCTAACTGTGCTTGAATCATTCCTGGAAGAACTCTCGCAATAAGCGGTGAGTTAGGATCAAAGAAGTCCATATTTGAACTTACTTTATCCAAAACTGCTTTTGCTGCTTCTGCAGATTGTGTACGGCTTTGTTTTGTTTCTTTGTTTTCAGGTTCTTTTCCTGCAGCTCTTATAAAAGGTTTTGAAGATTTTACTTTGCCACCAAAATGAGCGGCTTTATTATAATCTAAAACAAATTGATAAACAGCGGCATCGTCGGATAACTTAAATTTTCCCGGTAATATTTTACTAAGAAGTAATTTAACTTGTTCCAATGTATTAGCGTTAGGCATATAGCCGTCAGCTAATAAATCAGATAAAGCGGTTAACGCTTCTTCTTGATAATATTTATTCTTTTTAGACTCGCCGGTGCTTTCATCGGTCTCAACGTAGTTTTTGTCAAGGCGATCTTTAACTCTAGCAAATAAGTCAGGCTGCTTCTTTTCTAAATAATTTAAAAGGTCTTGCCCTGCTTCGTTACCTGTTTTTGACTGGATGCCTAATTCTGCTTCGTCATGCAACACCTCATGTGCAAATACACCAATACGACCATTCTTAATAGCGTTTGGCATGTGTACTAGATTGTACCCTCCAAAATTAAGTGCTTCTGTTCTGCCGCTAGCTAGCATTTTTTTAAGTTCACTAATGTTTTCGTAACCTAATTCTTTTGCTCTAGCAATTAAATTCTCTGTTGCACCTTCACCGTCGAAAGATTCAGGGGGGTTAATTTTTTTATCTTTATTATTTTGAATATAACGCAGTACATTATCTCGGCCTTTTTCTATAAGCTCTCTGTATTTATTTTCAAAATAATCTTTTCTAACTTTCTGTTTAACAGATTCGTTTGTTACTTCTAACCCCTCCTTTTCAAGTTCAGCTTTAGCTTTTTCGTTTAAAGACTGTATTGTGCTAGCACTAAGTTTTCCAAATTCAGAATTCATACGCAACAAGCTTTCTGTTTGCATGCGTACGTTATACGTAGCATAGCCGCTGGTAGCATCAAAGTTAACAGTACGAGCCCCTGCTTCTTTTAAATTTTCTGCTATAGAAATTTCGTCTTCTAAAATTTCATTACGCTTTTGAGATTCTTTTTCGTATTTTGCTCTATACTCTACCTCAAAAGCTTTTAGCTGAGAAGCGGAAAAGTTTGGATTGCTTGTAATTTCAGACCACTCGCTTTCAATTTTACGCAAATTTCTATTGCGTTCGCCTATTTCAAATAGTTGCTCTGCAGTATATTTTGTACCTAATCCTTCTAAAATTTCATCCTTAATGCTTCCTGACTCCAGCGTAAGCTCTTCTACCATTTTACGGACTTCCGGAGTTAAGTTGCCAAAGCGCCCTAATGAACCTAGGTCGATATTATTTATAGGCATATTAGTTAACTCACTAATACGCTGCATAATTTCTTTTAGTCTTTTGCTTTCTTTACGGGTAGCTATTTCGCCGACAATAGATTCTTTTACTAGTCTTGGTGTATTTATAGAAACCATACTAACACCCATCAATCCACCTTGAGCAAAGCTTTCTAAACCGCCTTCAAAAACGTTTTTATCTTCACCCAATATGTAAATGTCTCCGATGTTTCCAGTTACAGTGGTAGCAAATTCTGAACCACCTTCCCGTTTAAGACCTTCGCCCCATGTTTTGCCAATAGCATACATGCCTTGCTTAACGCTTGTAGGCTTAAGAGCCCTTGCGGTTTTGCCTAGGTTTTTTAATATCTGCATTGTACCGACTCTTTCAAAAATAACTTCGGCCATTCCGTACAAAGCGGAAACGCTAAATTTTTGTAAGTCAGATATATTCAAAGTTTTAGCGTCCTCCACCATTTCCGCTTCGATGGCCGCCCGTTCTAGCTCGTCAATATCTGGGTTTTCTTCTAAATATTTTGCGTTTTTAACTACACGCATTGCGGCATCTTCTTCAGCGACCGCCATTTCACCAAGTTTACCACCTGCACCAGTCATAAAAAATAGTGGTAATGCAGCAGGGCCAGTTGCAGCAAGGCCTAAAGATGGTAGTAAGTTTGTTCCAGCTCCAGCAATCCAACGCCCAGCGTCTTTCATACTACCAACTTCGTCAATAGTTAAATTTTCTTGGAATCCTTCAGCTTCGCGCATCGTTTCTCGTTTGAGCGCTACTGCCTTGTCATACTCTCCTTCATATGAAACGCCCATTAGTTCGTCCATCTCGGCTCCAAGTAACCAAACGTCAGCGGCCATTCCTTTCGCAACACTGCGCATTTGGCGCAAGCGATTGTAATCTTTCTTTAAAACGCCCATTGCTAGCCCTATGTATTCGGCCTCCCCAATATCGTTTTTTAAAGAATTTGCACTATCTAAAATAGCATTTTCAATTTCTCTTACTTCTTTAAATGCAGCGGTAGCAGCTTCAAAATTATCTAATGATGGATTATTATTAAAATTATCAATAATGACAGTAGCCTCTGCAGCGGTATTTTTACCTAAAATTCTTAAGTCTGTAAGACCTTTTATACTATTATTTAAGACCACTGCTTTATTGTCAACTAAAGCATCTAAAGATTGTCTTTCGCTTATGCTTAAATCGCCACCAAACTCTTTACTTTTAGTATCTGCAAATGCCTGCTTACGTTCTAAATTAAATGCTTGTATATCTTCTTCTGTAGGGTCTGCTATTAAATCGCCTTTCCCCCAAGCTATATATGCATCGTAATCTTCTTGATTTGAAAAGTCAGACACAGTAGCATATGTCATTCTTTCATCTGCAAAGCCTCGCTCTAAATTACGTGTGCGCGCCTCAGCAGCTTTATTGTATTTAGCCTGAACTTCTTCAAATTTATTTAAGCGCGCTTTTTTGTAATCTTTTGCTAACTCGTCTTCTGTTTTTTCTTCAGCAGTAGTAGCTTCTTTAAATTCGTTCCATTTACCGCCAAGCTCAATTTCCGCCTTAGCTAAATAAGACGTATCCCCTAATTGGTTTACAAGTTGATTAATAGCATTTGCGCTTTCTTTTAGCTGTTCTTCAGATAGATCCGATCCAACATTAAAAGACGAAAGCGTATCGGAAACAGTCTTATAAGCAAGTTCAGGGAACGATCCTATTTTTTGGAAAAAGTTTTTTTCGTCTTCTTTAGACTTTCGCTTTTCAATATTAATAGCATTAAAGCTATTAGTACTTGTACTTTCTTTTGCAATTAAACCATATTGGCTAAGTCCTGCATTTAGTCTGGCTACAACATCACCTTCATCAGATTTTAAATCGTCTGTAGTAATTTGAAAGTCAATCTCTGGTGACCCCAAAGAAATATCGCCCGAACTGGATTCCCCAGCGGACGTTTCTATATTCTGACTCGCTGGTGGGTCTATTTCCATCGAATCGTTTTGCTTTCCCTCATTGCCCCTTGATTTTGCTAATAGCTCTTCAACGGTTATACCGTTCATATCTGCCATTTTTTGCAATTTTTCGGGACTAAGTTTGCTAAGATCCATATTATTTAATTAAATTTTTAATTATTTACGACATCTAATGCCGTTTCTTTATCCATTAGAATCCCGTCTACTTCATACACATTTGGGCGCTTTGGAACAGCCGAAATTACGTGGCCACTAATTCTTTGAGGCACTCCAGGGGCTTTTTCTAAATCTTCCCATCTTTCAGTATAATCTTTACCACCTCTTTTATTTGTACGATTATTTGTACGCGCTTGGTATTCATTATAGCCAGCCTGTGCGGTTGAACGATAGCCTTCCATTATTCTTCCAATAACCTGTTCTTTAGCATCGGGAGCATTAATGTCTATGCCATCAAAAACAAACCCATCATCACTAAAGTCTTCACTAACAATTGATTTTAAAGCATTAGGTCTACCTAAAGATTTTTGCAAACCTAAGCGTATAACATTTTCTTGTGAAGGAGAAAGGGGTGTATGAGATTTATGCAACGAGTTTGCAGTAGTAGCTAAATTGCTTGCAAGATCATAATCTTTCATAAATGGTGGCTGGTAATCATTAAAGCTAACTTTACCTTTAGATGTTTCAAAGCCTAAGTTACCACCCTCGCCTATATATAGTGGAGCTACGTTATCACCAAACCCCATAATGGACATGTTCTCTAATTCCAGGTCACCATCGTTACCACTAGAGTACATCCCTTGATTATACCCGTCTGCAAATTCAATTTTATTTTGCTTATAAGCATTTACTTGTGCAGATAAATTAGTAAAGCTATTGTTAACTCCGTTCATTACATCTACATAATATTGGTAATCAGGATCCGAAGCATCATTTAGTTTACCTAATTCAGAAGCTGCTGCAGCATATTTGTTACGTTCACCTATTAAAAAAGAGCGCATTGCTTTTTGCTCTTCAGGTTTAAACCCAGTTAAGTCAAGATTATTTTTCATCTTGCCCATTGCATTATTAACTGTGGTCTGCACTTGTTGCATTTTTGCTTCGTTAGCCGCAGCACTTGCTCTAACAAATTGCGTGCCTCCATCTCCTGTGCCTGTAAATTGTTTTCCGTAATCCACAAAGCCTTGGGAGCTTCTTACGGTACCTTCACCTTTTATTAAATCGCTATTAGCCATATATTATCTTATTAATTGGCCTGCAGCAGACGTAACACCATCCATGGCGGCCATTCCCTGCATCGCTGGATTAGCTTTTATAGCTGCGCTAGCTATATTACCCACACCACCTATAATAGCTTGAGTTGCCTCTTGCCTTGCCAGATTAGCAGCACCTAGTCTATTCTGTGACATACCTAACTCTGTTTCAGTTTGATTACGCTCCATGTCCCTAGACATTACTTCTCCTTGGCGTTCTTGGTTTTGTAACGACCCTGCCATTTGTCTTTCAGCCATTTGATTGCCTGCTTCTTGCTGCCCAATGCTAACACTCGCTTGTTGTGCGTTTTGAGATTGTTGGTTAGCTAAGGTTTGCGCCATTGCAGCAATTCCTGATCCACCAGCAGCTTGATTCATTGAACCCATTATATTAGCCATTCCTTGATTCTGCTGTTGTGCAGTAAAATCAGCTTGAGCTGTATTGACAGTTAAGTCTTCATATACGTTTTCTTGATTAAGAAAAGGATTAGACGTGTCTAGATTTCTAAAGGCAGACATATCACTTTCGTATTGACCTTTAGCTGCTTTTTGTTCTTCTTTTCTTTTTTTGTGGCCTATAATACCGCTGGCAATTCCCATGCCACCTTGTATCATACTATCTATTCCTACCATATTAAAATAAGTTATATGTTATTATTACACATTATTCACTGCTTATAAAGACCTCAGAGTTAACCGCAAAGAGCTCTTTCTTGTTACCACTTGTTGTTGTCATTTTAGCTTCAGCATAATATCCAATTATACCCGATGTATTCACCTCACTGTCTTTCGCAAACAACATAAAGTTACCAGCAACTGGTAAAGGCGCTGGAGACGCTGTTAAAAGTCTAAACGAGTTAGAATCTCTGTCTACAGATTGTACGGTGCCTATTACTCTTAAGGCTGGTTGCAAAGAATAAATTATGTCACCCGCTTGCAATGAATCATTTACTTCACCGTTTATTGTAATAATGTTGCTTGCCGAATTGTAAGTTAAAACATTACCTAACCCTTGAACAGAAAACTCCTCTGTATCTATATTAGCCAGCGTAGTAGCCTTACCTTTAATAAAGTTAAAGAATAAGCTTTCCTTCTTCTTCCAGCTAGTTACTTCACCGTCTTGCATGTTTGTTGTAACGTCAGCGGTCCACCCTTCATCTCCTTCGTACGAAAGAGTCTTAAAGTTTTTAATGCTTGTTGGGGCATCATTGAATATAGGTGTGACAGTTGAATTGAATTGAGTTCCGTAGAAGTTTGACCTTGTTTGATTTGAGTGCTCATACAATTCTCCGTTTTTAAAGGTGTAATACTCATTATTCAATGATACTCCAGCTTCAGGCACATATGATAGTGTTGTGTTCCAGCCGTCAACACTTTCTTTAAACGAAACGCCTTCTGTTTTGTTTGGTTCTGCCCCTACGGTCGGTACATTTATACACACATTGTATGACGATGCGTCAACGTCATATGAGCCAATGAGGTCGCCTGTGGACTTGCGTAGCTTATCCTGAAAGTAAAAGGACATATCTTTATCCCCTATATCTGTTAAGCCATCACGTGACAACCTAAGGATAGTTCCTCTAGCCTTATCCGCAAAGTATGTTCTAAAACCAAACGACGCAAACGATTCTGGATTCTTAGATATACCGTACTCACCTGAATAAGGAACGGTTTGACCTAAAACACTATTGTTGCCTGTTAAGTTACTGTCGCCATCAGCATTGAATAAAGCGTCTTTATTTGCTAATATCCTAAAACACTTGTCTTCACATAACGCAATTAAATCAGTGTCTCTAGCATAAAGTTTTTGTATAGTTCCGTATATAGGGTTTAAGTCTTTTGTAATCTTAAGACCTGCAATAAACTGGTTAAGCTCATTAACACCGCTGGTACTATTAAATATACCGCTGTATATGAGCCCGGCTCCCCTTCTTTCTTCTTCGTATGTATTTTCTAAAGTACTAGAAACTTTAGTACCTTTGCCTATAACTTTTGCGTTAAAGTCATCTTCTATGCGATCCGATTCTACGCCGTTACCGAATGAATAACAATTAAAGTAATTTAATAATTGAGCGTTATTAAGATCTGCTATAGGTAAAGCATCGGTAGCTTCATAATATAAATCTAAATCTACACCTTCCTTAGGTTCTGTTTCAAATATAGCGGGATTAGGCGACGGTAAGACAACAGTCTCGCTGTCAAATTCAATAGGTACCCCTCTTTTTCTTTCTAATAACCGTGCGGCTAAGGGTATTTTATTAGTGCCATCACCAAAGTTAGGCTGTAGTGGATTTGCTATTGTTACATTTACATAATAAATGTATTGGCTATCACCCGCTGGCTGTCCACCAATAGGCACCACTGGGTTCGTTGGTGCTCTTAGTACAAGTCCTTTACTTACACTAGATATGTCTAACGCTTTACCCCAGTCGCCATTTGCATCTTGCAGTTGTATAGAGTTGCTAGTTGTAATAGTATTAAACAAGCTTAAATCAGCTATTGGAGTAAAGGGATCATAATATCTTACATATCCGAAGCCAAAAGTAACCTCACCTGAAGCGGCTGTAACCATTTGTGGCACTGAAGCCACTATAGCGTTTGTATTACCAGCATATTCATTCCATGCCCATCCTTCTGGTGAAGGAGAAGGCAAATTAGACGGGTCGGCTATTGACGGATCGTCAAGCGTTGTAGGCACTATAGATATTTCACTTTTTACAATATAATAACTTGGATCACTAGTAAAATTGTATATAATAGCATTATCAAGAGCGGTATTCCTATTTACTTTAGCAAAAAACTTTCCCTGATATTCTGGCTTAGCTACTTGTTCATCTTTATAAACATATACAGTAAATCCACTACCTATGCTAGCCCCTATGTCCTGGCCCAAGGGGGTTTTTAAATTTACAGTGTAGCTACTTGCGGTGTCAGCCCTTAATCCACCTGTTTCAATTTCGTAATAATTACTAAATGGCTGATCCGCAGGGGTTGATATCTGCAAACGTATAAAATTACCTCCTACAAAAGCGCTTGGAAAGTCAGGGTTATCTGTAACTGTAGGTCCTGTAAAATTAACCGCAAACGCCCCAACTGTGGCAACACCATTTGTTATTTGGCCAAATGTTAATTGTGTTTTTTGATTAGCAACAGGGCGTGGCACCTCGTTACTAATATCTATAATCTTATATTTAGCAGCGTCTTCTACCGGCAAATTAGTGTTATGTTCTTTTTTAAGTATAATAAAATCGTCAATTGCAACTTTATTTCTCTCAGCTGAAGGGATACTTAGCCACATGTTGCCGTCTTCTGCATCATAAAATCTGTCCAGTACAAAATTGTAATATTCGCTAGATATGTCTTTTACGTAATATTTAAAATGCGTAGGATTCCACGCTGGCTTAGTGTGCGCTGAGGTTACGGATAGCCTATTTCTTTTTGTAGATAAGCTTTTAGGTAATATTATAGTTGCGGTATCATTTGTAAAAACAGGTGTTTCTCTACCGTATTCATCTAAATAAACTATACCAACCTGGTAAGTTCTTTGGCTTTTTAACGAAGAAACCGCTGAGTTTATTGTAGAGTTAGATACCGAATTAGCTACAATACTTATCTGGCTGTTGTCGGTTACATCGTAATTTTGTGTATAGTTCCCATAAACTATTCTGTTGCCTATAATTTCTTGCGACTTAGCTTTCTTAGGCACGTTATCATATGGGCGAATTGTTTGCTCGCTAGATATAACGTTGTATATTAATTCTGATGTAATTGCGAATGTTGTTGCTGTTGCGGCTATAGAGTCTACCTTGTACACCGTAGGGGAAGCCGAATCTTTATATAGTATGTCAATCTCTACAACGCCTTTAGGCGCCGTTTCAAATGTGCTTAAGGTTAATTTACGAAGATTATTAATCATCGCTTTATTAAATACGTTAGCCGAATCGTAATCGTATAGCCCAGGTAGAAAAGCTACATCAGTCCATGGTGAAAACGCTGAATATTCGTTGTCTACGTATTTCCACCGGTAAGCAAATCTAGGGAAGTTAAATTCAAACATAGGATTGTCCTCCTCGAGTACACATGTCCATGTGTAAGGTCCGAAGGGTAGATCCAATGCTATAGATTCAATTGTACCTACTGGATTATTTAAAGCGGTAGCGGTTATTTTAATTCTAATCTCATAAGTGTCATTAAAATTCTGAGTGTTCACTTGCTGCGCAGTAAGAACAATAATATCGCCTACCACCCAATTAACTATAGGCTGTGGACTTTGACCTGTGCCATCATTTACACCGGTTAGCGTTACGCTTGTATCGATTTCTAAAGGTTTATGGTTACCAGATCCCGGTGGTACTTGCTCTGTAAAATTTTTAGTAAGGAACGCCGGAGATAACCCGGAACCAAATCCTGATCTTAATGAGGAATTCATTGAGATTACTGGATCTGTATTTGGTTTAAGCTTTATAACAGTTATATCTGTGTCAATAAAGTTTCTACCATAAACCTGTGTGGTGGTAGTGAACTCATTGCCACCTTGGCTTGACCCGGCTTTAAATGTAGCTATGTTTATTACTCTAGGCTCGTTGCGGTTGTCAGTCCACATTAATAAGCCGCTTAATACGTTAATGCCTGTTATTAAAAAGTCCGAGCTAAAATTTAAAACACTACCCATGTCAACCAGCACAGGAGCAACTATACCTGTTGTTTGGTCATATTCTACAATAGCATCAGCTTCATCACTAGTTAAAAACCAATATATATTTTCATTTTGCGGATCGGTAGCGGCTCCTATACATTTTGCATTTGTTAATCCAAAGCTAGCGTCCCAATCACCCGCACCTTCAAAATTCTTTAAAGAGTTACCAAGTATATTTTCAACTGATCCTACATCAGAACCTTCAGATGTACTTACCTGAACGTTTGATGCGTCTCTGTATTGGCCGTTAGGAACAAGTCTTTCGTCAAGATCTTTGTTCATTTTACCTCGAACAAATGTATGCTGTAGTTTAGCCATATTCTAGTGTTTAATCCACTTGGATTGATTTCTCATTACCTGTGCAATTTCGCTAACTTTAAGATTGGATAAACGTAGTTTAGCATTTCTTTTAGCCGCAAACATTTCTTTCTTGTATCTTTGCACAAGATATTCTTGGGTATTTGCTCTAGTCGCTAAAACAGCATGAGCAATATATTTGTATACAGCATCTTCAGCAAATTTATGAATCATCATTTCTGCGTCAGTGCCTAAGCCGTCGCTAATGTATTTTAAAGTAACAATGCGATTAACCATGTCAGAGCTAAAATGCGCAATACCTTTTAACTTATCGATGTAAAACACCCCGTTACCTTGAGCATGCTCTGGACTTAACCCATATCTTCTGCCATATCTATAAAGATTTATTAGCTCACCTGTAGAAAAATTACTGTTATCTAAATTAGCAACAGGATTATAATATCCTGAATTAAACCTAGCTAAAGTTGTAGATTCGTTAGCGTATATAACGTTTCCGTCATTATCAAAAGTATATTCAAGATTGTTATCCTGCGTTGCCGCTAACGGGTTGCTTGTATCTCTAGTTGGATATATAATTCTTTCTATACCATTATTATCGGCCCAAGAGAATCTTACGTAGTTTACGTAATCTTGAGGCATTATCATGTATAATGCTGGTCCTATTTCAATCTCTAAAGCTTTTTCAGATGGCAAAGTATCAAAACTAAATTCAGCAATTGCGCGCTGCGCATAAAAGGCTACGTCTGTTCTTTTTATTTTGCTTATGATTTTATCTTCACCTACATAAGCAACCATAAAGTTATTTATAACATCTTTAATGCTAGTGAACTGGTAGCCGCCGTAATTTTCATCGCCACTATTCCAGACGCCATCTGCTCCTTCGTAATACTGCTCTTGAGTTTGATCTATTAGTCCCATCTATTAAGATTTTTCTTGTTGAGTGTTTTGCACTTCCATTTGATTACCTACTTGATAAAGACTTAAGTCTCTTATAGATAAACTTGCAAACTCTAATATTTTAGTAACTAATTCAGTTTCTTCTGAATCGTGTAACTCAAAATCTGTTGAGGCGGAAGAGTTATATAATGCTGCCCCGCTAACTGTGGTATATCCCCACACCGCTTGCGCTGGTCTTTTAATATAATTACACGTTACGCCTGTAATTAACTCAGCTGCTCCATAGACTTTGTATCCAGCAGCGCTAGACACAAATATAGGTCTAGTGTTAGTTGGCTTAAGTAATGGGGACGCATTTATGTATAAAAATTCATTTTTGTTTATACGCTCTACTTCTATATTATTATATATAAGCGTGCCTATCCGATACAAATTAGCAGGTGGGGTCCAATGCAGTCCCGCGCCATATGTCATAGCAGCGGTTACTTCGAAAATATCTATTTTTTCATTTAGGATGTTGAGCATGTCGGAGAATTCCGTGTCATTACCGTGCAGACGACCAAACTGATTGATGTCGTAAAAGTACTGCTCAAATAGATCCATCTGCGCTTGATTGGCAAATAGATTAAATTCTTGAGGCGTAACATACCCTCTTTGTTCCTTGTTGAGTATGGCTAATACCCGTTGATAAACAGTGTCTACGCTTACGCTCATAATTTTTATTTATTAAAAGTGGTGCATGCCTCATTGACACGCACCACTTAGGTAACTTATATTCTTTTTTCTATTGCTTTTAGCACTTCCATTCCTTCATCTGTTTTGAAGTAAGCGGCTAATGCTGAGTACGGATGCTCATCAAAGGGAACAGTCATTAGTTTACGACCAGTTTCACCATAAGTGAATGTTCTATTATCAGGAGACAATGTTATAAGACCTCTTTCTGTTGCCTTAATACCTATGTTTCTTAAATGCACGTTATCGTCACCAGCGAGTTCTAAGAACAAACCTGGTCTTTTACGCGCAAATATAAGCAAGTCACGTTTAAGCTCTTTAGATGATAGCTCAGCTACCTTAGATCCAAATTCTACACGTAATACAGCTTCAGCTTCATCAATATTCATTGCTTTAGCAGCCATCATTGCTTCTAATTCCATTTCAATCCAGTCAACCTCGTTTTCAGCGATTGCTTCTGGTTTGTATTCTGTAATTAATCCATTAAGCGTGTACGGGTGGTAAAGCGATAATAGCTTTTGTAGTGTTACGTTTTCTTTTGGAACACGTAATATACCGTCACGAAGGACTATGCGACCTAGAGTTGCTGTTCCAGTTTGCTCATCTACAAATGGTGTTCTTTGATTCGTAGCATAACGTAATTCACGCTGATACCCCGCTTCTGGATCAAACCATAATAAAGGAACTTTCTGAGAGTGCATAGTAGGTAGAGTAAATACCAAAGGTTTTTTGCCAGTGGTTAATTCATACAATCTATCCTTGTATTCCCAGTCGTCTTTTTTTACTTTCTTTTCTATTACTGCAGTTTCAATAACTTCTTGAACTACAGGTTTTGTCGCTACTTTTTTAGTAGCAGTTGTTTTAGCTGTTGCCATGATATAATATAATATAATTAAATAATAAAGGTAATAATCGCCCCCATCCTAAGACGAGGGCGAATATCTTAAAAACTTACGCTTGTGTTTTCTTCAACAATACGAAGTTGTTCGCAGCTTGAGTACACATAGTACGCTCAGACAAGAAGTGAACATTCATCTCATCAGCATCACTAGTGTAATTTCCACCTACAGAACCTGTAACCCACGATTTCAAACGTCTGTCATCAGCTTCAGAAGCACGGTAACGGATGTGTAAGAAAGGACGTGAAATGTTCTGACCCAATGATTGGTCATAAACAGTAGAAGTACCTGCTGGTACGATAACACCTTCGATGTCACCGATAGATCCACGAGTTGTAGAATCATTCAAGTATTTCCAATCAGTCTTGTAGAAGTCATAAGAACCACGACGGAATCCAGAGAAACCTAAGTTCAATGCCATATCTTCTTCGTTGTTAAATACACCGAAAGAAGTACCACCAGCTCCGTAAGAGTTCTGGGCAGCAAGCATGTTGTCAATGCCTAAAGAAGTAGCACGATCTAAGAACATCATGTTTTCTTCGATAGCTCCTTGCTTGTCAAGCTCTTGTAGGATAGTGTCAAACGTAGCAATTCCGTTAGTTCCGAAATCAGCATCGTTATAAACTAGTCCGCGCTCTTCAAGTGCAGAGAATAAACCTTGAGTACCTTCGATAGTTGCTCCAGCAGCATCAGTGAAAGCGCCAGCAGCGTTTTCAGCTTCAACCATAGACATTTCTAGGTAATCTTCGAAACGTAGACGAGACTCGTGCTCAGACTTAAGGTACCATAAGTAACCTCCAGTTCCCATTTCAGTAGTTACTTCAACCCAACCGATTTGAGCAACATCAGAACCATTTACGCTGTACTTGTCACGTAGAATGATTGGTTTGTTACTGAAAGTTGTGAAAGAAGCGTCAATAGAGTTTCCAGCATTAACAGATCCTTTACCGTATTCAGAACCGTAAACGAATATGTTCAAACTAGTAGCTGCACCGGCAGTAGCTCCGCGAAGAGCAGCAGGTAAAGCACCATCAGTAGTATCATAACATTTGATAGTATAAGGCTGTAGATCATTGGCAAGAACTCCCGTACTTACAACGAATGCTTTAACAGTAGCATAACCTAAGTTAATAACTAAAGTCATTCCCGGACCGATAAGCGAAGGCTTAGCAGCAGTAGAAGCTACAGAGATAGTAGTACCACCTGCATTTGACAATACTTCGTCATAAGCAATGTGAAGACGTCCTTGTTCAGACCAAACAACTTGATCAGAAGCCATAGGCATCTCAGCACCTACCATACGCAAGAAACCACCGATCGTACGATTACCGTAACGTTCAACTTCTTTCTCGTATACTTCAGGAAGGAATTGTTGCGTCCATGTCATGTCCGCTAAAGATAAATAATTGTCACCAAACAATCCTTTAACAGGACGTGGAGTCAGGTGATTCATGTTGGCCAACGTGGTTGGCGCGGTTGCAAAAGCCATAATTTTATTTTTTTATGGATTATTATTTTTTGAATTTTACTTTGAGCTTAGAAGAACTTCCTCCGCTGTCAACTGCTCGTACTGACCATCCATTAGAAGTATTGACTTTTTCATGAACACCTCTCGCGCTCATATCAACATTCTTTGTTTTGGACATACTGTCTTTCATTGCATCGGCTTTGCCTTGCTCATAAAAGTGTTGCGCTACAGAATCTGCATTCATTGCTGTAAACAAAGATTTATGGTAGCCCTTAGCATCTGACATTTCATTTTTTTCATTCAAGAACTTCTTGATAAAATTGTTAATGTCGCCTTGAGTTTCCTTAACCTCACCAGCGTTGTTAACCTTATAGCGATATTTTTTATCTCCAACATTGTAATCAAACCCTTGAAAACTGTCGGAAAAAACATTATCACTAGCAGATTTAAAACGACTAGTTTGTCTTTCAGTAACTTTTGCTGCTTCTTCACTCTCTTTTGTATAGCGATTGAAAAATTCCACCGCTTTACTTTGTTCCGAGGTCAATTTAGACCCCGCCTTTATTTCACTATAATATTTAGACTTAAGTCCGTCAAGATGCTGCTTTGCTTTAGAAAGTTCTTGCTTGCGGTTTAATTTTTTACGCCTAATATCTTTTTCTTCGTCTATATCTTCATCATATGAAAACTTGTCTTCTAATAAAAAGTTTATATCTTCATTGTCTAAAAGAGGATTAGCTTGCTGATAATATTCTTTTAATAACGAATTTTCATCTAACGATGCATAATCTGTGTTTAACTTAACATAATCTTCTAAGCTACCGCCAGTTTCGTCCATAAAGTCAACAACTTTTTGAATGTTTTCAGGCAGATTGACTCCTTTGTCAATTGATTCTACAATAGCTTCAGTTAAATTATCTTGTAACTCTTCAGCTTTAACTTCTACTTCTTCTTCTGTAATTTCCTGTAAAACTTGTACGGGCTCTTCACTTTGCGCCAGTACCTCTTCTATTGGTTGTTCTGCAACAGCTTCAGCAATCTCTGCTACCGGCTCTTCAACAACCTCTTCTTGAGGCTCTTGAACTTGTCGCATGTCTAGTTTAATTGTCCCATCCTCCGCAACAGTAGCAGGTGACTGCTCTACTGCTTCAGTAGGAACTGACTCATTAATTTCTTCACTCATGATAAAATATTATAAAATTAGTACTCTTTAATTATTACCTAGGTCCAAAGCTACCTAAGCCCATTCCTGAGCCCATTACATCATTTCCACTGGATTCGAAGTTTTTAGGGGCTGTAGAATTTTTTCTTTGATCTATAAGCTCGCTTTGTTGTGTAGCTTGTAGTTTTGTTCTATCGTCTTTCCTGTCTTCTGTAGAAGATATCTTGCTTTTAGCAGCTTCAACTTCCATACCCTTAAGCTGCATGTTATATTGAAATTCTAATTCCATTAATTGCTTTTTAGCATCAACTTCAACCTGGATCTTTTGTGTATTTATTTGACCTTTCAGTTGTTCTAGCTGTGCTTTAGTTTGGAATAGCGCTTGATCTTTTTGAACTTCTGTTTGAGCTGCTTGTTGTTGCGCTTGCATATTCATGTTTGCTTGGGCTTGCATGTTTTCTTGTTGCATAGCTTGGTCACGCTCTTGTTTCTTTTTGCGTCTTTGTTTTAGCAGCTGGTTAGCTAGCTTAAGGTTTCTAACCTCCCGAATATCAATAGCGTCTTCAAGATCAACAAGCCCAGCTGATAGTGCCGTTTGTATATTATTTTCAAGCATTGCTTTTTCTTCCTCATCAGGCATCAGCTCTATAGAAATACCAAAATCATATAAATGCAATTCAGTAAGCTCTTCTAATATGCCAACATTAAAACCACCTATTTTTTGTATAAATGCTTCTTTAGCTGGGTTGTATTCTATAATATCGGATATACGTAGTGATAAACTTTCAGCGGTTTCTGCTGTTAAAAATAAACCAGAATCTAATATATGTCTTGTAGCAGTGTTTGAATTTGCTGCCGCTAACTTTTGAACACCTACTAATGCTCTTGAATCTGGTGTAGATGCATCACGTGCCTCATTTAATCCCGTAACATCACGTATCATTTGTAGATAGTAGTTGTATGTTTGAATTAATGTTTGAAGCTTTTGACCCCCCGCACCAGTCTGTAAAGGCTGGATTGGCACTTTGCCTGGATTCATGTCGCCCTCTTGAGTGAATGATCTACCAATAACAGAACCAGTTTGGAAGAACATGTTTAAAGCTTCTTGAGGATTGTAATTTGTTCCATTACCTAAATCAATTTCCGCTAAGCCGTCTGCGTCAAGATAAACACCATCAGGCATCATTCTTTGCAATACTTGTTGCATTTTTAAATGCGTAAGCTGTATCATATCGGCAAAGCCGGTACAACGACTTACGATTGATTCTATGCGACCCTTATACATTCTAGGCGCTACAATACTATAGTTCATTTTAACTTTAGTGTAGTCGCTCTTAGGACGCATCATGTTTTTAGCCATTTCCCATTTCAGCAAGGTATTAGTGCCCAATACAAGAACACCTTCGTATAAAACTTCAAGTGATCTTGACATCTTTCCATATGCAGCTTCATAGGCTTCTACAGGCGGATTAAATTGATCATCTCTAGCTATTATTTTTGTTGCACCAGTGGCTGTTTCTTTAACTTTATAAACCTCATTCATATAGGTTTTATAATTAAAGTATAATATTTGAACTGTGTTAGAATCTCTTTGATCAGAGTTTCCTACTGAATCATCAAAAGTACCAGTATAACTTTGTTGGCCTGTAGATTGTATTTTAGCCATTTCATCTTCACTCAGCCCTGGAAATTGTTTCTTAAGCTCATTTAAAGGAACCCATTTAACTTCGCCTACATAATATATGTCTTCAAAATAAGGTGAATCTGTATAAGAATACACCATATATGCTGGATCAACGTAATCAATTGTTACACCCTCAGACTCGTTAAAATTATTTTTAATTGCACCAATACCTAATGTTGTTAAATCCTGATAACTGCGTCTTTTAATAAGATCGTAATTATTGCCGTCTAGTAAAGTATTTATAGCAATTTCTTCCGCAATTTCAATGCCCTGCTTATAACTAAGCTGCATATGTAGCTCCAGCTCTTCTTGCGAATCCGGTAACTTGTCTGGTTGATTTTCAAAAAGATTAATACCAAACTCTTGTTTAGCATATTCGTTAAGCTCTTTTGTTTGCATGTCACGGATAATGGACTCCATGTACTTAGTGCGCTTGCTTATTCCGTATGGATCCTGCGAATACGCTTTAACATCAAATGCTCTATCAGCTATACCATTAACTACAATGTCTACGAATTTAGACAATATAGGTACGGGCTTCCAATCTAAATTAAGGTAAGATAAATCGCCATTAATAGATAATTCATCTTTATATTTTTGCACGCCTTGCTCACCCCTGGCATACAGCCTGAGATCGTGAAACGTATTTTGGTTACTTCTAAATCTAGATGTACCTGAATTATTACTAAACCATTCGTTTTGGATAGCACGACCGACCTGAAGCCCATAGTCTTGCGACATTTTCTCTTGGTCGCTAGCGACTTGGCTAGGGAAAGAACTATTTACAACTGTGTTAGCCATATGGTTATTTTATTATTTTCGATAATTCTCCTGATTGCTCATACTTAGCTATACTGAGATTTAATTTTGTTTTTTGCAATGCTGCTTGCGGTCTATACATATCTTTGTGGCAAGCCATAACAGCTAACCCGGAACTTATAGCCGCATCATATTTTGTTCTGTTGTTTATATCAAACTTAGACCAGTCATTTAATGTTGCGTTAAAATACATGTTACCATATTCTCCATCGGAGTTTAAACCAACATGCTTATCAATGTACATCTCAATCGCAGCGGCGTGCGCTTGCTTAATGTCTTCACTCGAGTTAGGTATACCACCAATTTCTCTTTCAGTTACAGAAAGTTTATTCCATAATCTGTCAGGTCGGTTCATTGAATAACCTCTATATCCTCTACGTTTAAAGTAGTAAAGCAATCTAGGCTTGTTATTCTCAGCAAGTATTGGCATCCCATAGAAGACACATGCCATAAGCACGTCTTCAAAAAATATCTCTGCAGTTTGAGGCCTAGCAATGTATTCTAAAAAGAATGTACTAGGCGGTGCATCTTCCATGCTGAATTTAGTCAGTCCATGAAGAGCACCTTTGGAACCTTTGCCGTCTGTCGTTCCTGAAATATCGTAACTATCACATCCGAATGCACCCATATGCTCATTGCCTGGGTGTTTAATACCATTCTTTGTGGTTTGTCTGTTCTGTATGCTAGCGTTAGGTATCCAAGATATCTTAAAACGCCCTTGTGGACTAGGTATAAACTCTACTTTTGTGTCTTTTATACCTAGTGACCATTGAAAATTACCCTGAGTTATAACATTAGTATTACGCAAGTCCTCGTTATAATCAATCTGTTCGTAGATTTTAGCGAGATTAAATATACTACTTTTTGTTTCATCCCTGAACGCATGCTCAGTTGTACGAGGAAATTGCCTGTAATATTCGTTCAAAGCATCCTGGTCTTGTTTAAGACCGTCAACTTCATTATTCCAGTAATCTATAACCCCAACATCAATAACGTCGCCAAACGGGCTTAAAACCTCTTCAGACGGCGTTGTGAATACCGGTTGCCCGTGTTCATCTATAAAACCTTCGTAATTCCATTCCATTGGTATAAACAAGCTGTATAAACCAGACTTTGTTTGACCATTGCTATTTCTTTTTGTTACGTCGGAATCGTGATATAACTTTTTAAAGTTTTCACCACCTTTGTCTAATGCATTCGATGTAGAACCCATTAAACACTTTCCAATAATTCGGCTACCTAAACGTAAACAAGTTTTAGTTACCCTCCAGTTGTTTAATATATTGTCTGGTCTTTCCCACTTACCACTCTCATCATGCACTAAAAGCTTTAGCTTTTCACCATCATAGGAGTTATCACCAGTATTCTTCCAGTCAATTGTTGTATCAAGACCTTCAAGCTCTTCGCGTACTTCGTTTGCTTGTATACCTTTCCTAGTTAACTTAGAAGCAGGAACCCTATATGCCAGTTCAGTTTTCGGTCTATCCATACCATCTTGTATGGGTTTGAAGAAAAACGGGTAGTTAATAGAAATTGGTACAACCTTGTCGGTAAACATTTTTTTAGCATCACTACCTGATTTAGATAGGATACCGAATCTAGCATCTCCTGATATAGTGGCTTGGTTAACTGTTTCACCTGATGCCATGAATGAGAATCCACTCCGTCTGTTCTTAAGATAGCACATTCCGTAACATCTTGTATCTGACTTACAGGCTTCCCAGAATAAAAAGAAGAGTCTATTAGCTTCTCTGTAGTCTGGATTTCCAACGTCGATCTTACTCCACTGCAAGTACATGTAGTGAGTCCCAGAAATATAAGTAGGAATGCCTTTGTTATAAAACCAAAAACCTTCCTCTCTTCTTTTGAATTCCTCATCTATGTATCCTTCCCATTTTAATTGAAACTCTTCTGGGTATGTTTTCCAATCAAATATAGTTTTAACATTCTTGAGTTCTTTAGGGTACTCTTCAATAACCCACTTGTCAGCACCTTTCTTAAGGTTTTTAGGCGCAGGTGGTAAAGCGAATTGAAACCCTTGAACTTCTATGATCTCACCAATCTGACCTGTCTTACTGATAACTACAATGTCATACTCTTTATTATAACCATACTTCCACTTCTTAGTCTTGTTCAGTCTGTGTACGGTTGTAAGCTTTATAGGCTGTACGGATTTGACTAAACTTTGTTCATACATCATTTAGATCTTCTTTCCGCAAAACCTTTAAAAGCTTCTTTAACGTCTTCTTTAGGTTTGTTATCTAGTATTCTTTCCTCTTCTGCAATTCTTGATAGAATTTCAAAAGCATCAAATATCGCGAGCTTCTTTGTTGCTGCTGCATTTTTTAATCGATCAGCGGTGATATCATCACCAGAATCAACTATCTTTTCATTAGCAACTTTGATAAGTTCCTCAACTGCTCTGTGACCAGCTAGGATTATATTCCTCTTCGTCTCCTTGATATTCATACTCGACAGTGATTTTATTTGTGGGAACGCGATATAATCGTTCACCCTCTATATTAAATTCGTATTCCGATCCAGGAGTAAACCCCACTAAAGATCCTATTTCAAACCCTTCACCTGCATATTTTATAATACCTATCAGAGGACGCTCTTTATCATTCGAGAACATGCGCGTTTCCACTAAAGGTTTTATGAAACAATATTCAGGAAGAGGTTTCCATACATTTCCACGTTTATAAGCATAGATTTGGTCTGCACTAACGAAAAACATGTCTTCCTTATAAAATGACCTGCTGTTCTTTTCTTTGCCTCTAACATCTCTAAATCTTCTAAACACGTTATGGTGAACGATAATTTCGTCGCCAGGTTTGATCGGAGTGCCGTGTATTTTAGGCTCGCTAATTGCTACACCTAATCGGCTAGTATATTGATGGTTTTGTAACTCTGTGTTTAACAGAAGCTTAGAACCATTAATGTCTTTTTCACTAGTAGACCTGCCATTCTTAGGTGCTACTATAAAGTTGTAAACGCTTTGCATTACCACTTAAGATCGTATTCGATCGATATTGCCATGTTCTTATTAAAATCTTTCCAAGGCATTAGCATATCTCCCTTTTGTATATACACGGAATACTTAGTTTCTTCTTCCAGTATATTAACTATAGTATGACCGCCATACACTTCCTGTCCAACAGAATAGTGCATGGCGTCATTTTTATAGTCTTTCCCAATACTAATCTTCCTTATTACCTGCATCTGCTGGCGAGATAGCACCGTCTTTTAAATCAATAGTAATATCTCCATAAGTTTCAGTAAGCTCTTTTTGGAATTCTGTTAATTCGTTTTTGTTGCCTGCTAATTGATGTAGCAAGTCGTGCTTTTGTGCTTCGTAACCACCAATTGCAGCTTGAAGCTGATTCATGTCGTTAACCATCTTTTGCAATTTAGCTAACTCGTCAGCTGTGATTGCTTCTACTTTTGCCGGAGCAATGTCTTTTACTTTTCCCATTTTTGTTAATTTTATTTAATTAAATTACTATTGATCTTATTATTACGTGTTATTTGCTTGTTACAAGTTACTTACGCTGTAACAGGGCCTAAACTATTAGACGTTGTATTTATTCTACCAGCAGTGTTTACTGCACTAACCACACAAGTGATTATGCCACCTATATCTCCAGTGACTAATGTATATGTATTTGCCGTGGCTCCAGCTATAGCAACAGAGTCTTTCATCCATTGATAACTAAAAGTTGCAGCAGGCGCAGCAGATACAGTTCCATTCGTTGTTGTCAAAACATCACCAACAGTAATTGCGCCGCTGATTACGGGCATAGCTTCCACGAATGGTGCACCTGAATTAGATGCTTCTTGCCAGTATACATAGTTAGCGTTGCCGATACCCATACTACTTAATAGTTAAAATATCAGTAGCAGCAGTACCTGTAGCTAAAACGTAATCTACAATTACAGGTAAAAATCCACCGGCTGGTACATTTTTAAATACAACAGCATCCGCTGCGGTAGGGTAACCGCCATTTACGGGGCCTACATTTTGCACGATTACTTTAACGTCTCCGCCGACACCACAATATAATGCAGCGCGATTTAAGTAAGTGGTAGCATCGATAGTATCGCTAGGTGTAACTACACCAACTTCAGTACCGAATTCAGGTTGATTAATAAATGATCCCATTATTTTTTATTTGTTTATTAGCATTTCCATCTGCGACGAGCTGCGCAGATTCTTTTTTCAGGCGTCTTAGAACAATCGATGTTGTGCATTTCCATTTGACCCTTTGATCTTGCGCAGTAAGAAGTACGTCTTTTACCACCACCGGGTTGAGGTGCTTTTAAATCACCACCGGTTTCTTCATTGTAAGCTGCTCTACCTTTTGCGGTCATTCCAGCACCTTCTTTTGCTTTTAAGAAGTGTCTGCCTTTACCTGTTGTAGTTTTACGTAGCTTAGTAAACGGAGAGCTTGGTTGAGTATAAGCCATATTACTTTTTGTTAAAGTATCCTTTTTTCATAGGAGACTTAAATTTTATACCAACGTTTGAGTCCATACGCATCGCAGCTGGGCTAGGTTTTTTTATTTTTACCTTACCTCCCAGAGCATTTATTTGCCCTTGTACTGCGGCGTTGTTAATGTCAGTGCCTGTAGCAACACGGTCATTACTTAAAACAGTAGAGCCAGATTTCATACTTTGAGTACGTTGATTATCAGCCATTTCGTTTGTGCGAACTTGCTGGGAAGCATCGTCATAACCTCTCGCTGTAGCTCTTTTACTTTGAGCTTTTTCCGCATCAATACCCATGCCTTCGTAATCTCCTTTTCTAAACTTTCGATTAATTTCCGCGTTAGTAAAATCTCCTCCCATGTCCTTTGCTTGTCTTTTTAGACCACGCAAATCTTTTTTAGCATCACGCTTAACATCGCGCTCACCAATTCTAGCTTGGCGATTACTCCAGCGGCGTTCCCACGGTTGTAAAGCATCACCTTTGTCTTTAACCATTATAGGCTGTTGGGTAGTTGTTGTTTCACCTGGAATAACTTTTGTAGTTTCAGGCTCTGTAGTAGTAGTAACTGTTGGAGCCTTACGAACACCGTCCGATACCTCTTTAGCTTGTCGCTCTGCTTTTCTTTCAGGGGTTTCTCTTGCAAGATACTCTTTCCAAGCTTTATTGCTCATTTTTTTACCACTGTAACCGCCGGCTATAACCGACCCAGCGGAGGATGTAGTAGTAGTTTTGCCTTTTACAGTTTCTTCTGTATCAGGTGCAGTAGTACTACCTTCCATTATAAGTTCACCCGTTGATTTTTTCAAAGGTGATACTTTCCCTACATCTAGTAAAGGCTGCTGCGTTACTTTTCCTTTAGCAACGGCTTTTTGTACTCTGTTAGTTATTGGTTTATTCATGCCAGTTAGTTTATTTATTCTTCAAATTCTTCTTCATCCTCAATTAGACCTAAGTCTTCACCTGTTTTTGGTAATTCTAATTTAGGTAATTTGCCTGGGTCAAGCACTTCTTCTTCAACTTTTCTAGGAGCAGGATTAGCAGTTCCTTTAAAATTTGCGCCTAAATTACTAAACCCAGAAGCTGATTGACCAGCACCGGCAACTAAATTAGCATTCATTTTCAGTGGTGACTTGCACCTTTGAGTAATAGGTGTAGCGCGATTTGTATTTTTCATATTTATTTTTTATATGCTTCGCGCTCCCATTCAAAATTAGGATCACCTTCGTTCATATTTGCTCTTTGATAAACTCTTGCTGGAGATCTTGTATCTTTCTTCCACGTAACGGTGTTGTCATCATACTGCAATCTGCCCATTGACATTTGATCAAGATGAACCTGCTCGTGCTCAACAGCTTCTTTTGTTTGCTTAGCGGATAAACCTTCTTGTACAAATATTGTACCATCTCTATTTGCTTCCGCCATTACAGCACCCCCTAAGTCTTTCTTAAACACGGGGGTACTGTCTGTGGAAGTATTTTTATCGACGCCAAATAAGGTTGATTTATCCTTAAGTCTAAACATTACTTTTTCTTTTTAACCGGAGTCATACCGTAACCTTTGTTCATGTTTTTAGCTGGAGATGATGCAGCTGCTTTTTCTTCTTTTCTTTCATCTCTTTTTGCCTTACGGTTTGCTAAAGCTTCTTTAATACGTCCTTTACCTAAACGCTTAGTTGTTTTAGTTTCTGTAATTCTAGCGCCTTTGTTGCTTCTTTTAATTACAGTACGAGTATCTTTATCTTTTATAACCGTTTTTTCTTTGTTCTTGGTTACTTTTTGTTTTGTAGTAGTACCGCCTTGATTTGCACCCCCACCTGTTTTAGATACTCTTTTTGTTCCCGCAGCTGTTTGTTTTATTTTAGTTGAGTTTTCTTTAGGGGCTTTAGCTGCAACCTTTGGTGTTGGCTTTGGAGCCGAGATTGTAGGTGCAAGCTTTGGAGCCTTTACCTTAGGTGCTTCAACTTTAGCTGTTTTTGTAGCTACTTTTGTCTCTGTTGAAGTTCCACGACCGTGTACTTTTTTGCTACCTAGCTTGGCATTAATTTTATTTTGAATTGTATTGTATTCCGCAGTACCTTTCTTTAAACCTTTTCTAGAAGCAACTAAAGTGTTTAATTCTTTGTCGTACTTAGGTTTAGATTTTGCCTTAGGAGCTTCTGGCGGGCCCATAACTCTAGATGTTTTAGACGCATCTTTTGAAGGTATTGTAGCAGAGTCTACTTTCATTGGAGATGCCTTCATTTTAGCTGGAGATTCCGGCGCTGCCTCAATAGCGCTTTTTAAAGCTTGAGGTAAATTCTTTTGACCGCCTTTTAATTGTTTCATCAAAGGTGACCTTGCGTTCATTTTAAATGCCATAACGTTTTTTTGTTTATCTATCTTTATCTTTAATCATATCGTCTATAGCCTTGTTATAGACTCTATCCGTATAAGTTTTGTTCTTATAGAACTTACTTGCTTCTGTAACCGGCAAGTCTTCCTCACCAAGCATTATATTGTACATGCGCGTAATAAGGCGCTTAGCTTTATAAGATGTCTTAAACACACTGTATTTGATTGTGGTGCGGTTCCTGTGACGCCATACGTCTATCCAACCATCTGCTCTAAGTCTTTCCCAACGCCCTTTATCCCACGAAAAGGTATATGTACCTTCTATGAAATCATTACGCGTGAAGTGATCTTTACAATCAAGGTATATAAGCAATTCTAAATCTGCGTCTAATATGTCATAAGTTTTACAAGCCCATTTTCTTACAAGCCTGTAATACTTAAATAAATTCATATCCCGCAAATCTGACGGGGTCAGTCTCATTCTACAATAACTACATCGCCGATGTTAATGACATGGAACAACTCATCATTCCACTCAATACCGTGACCGGCGTGTTTATCATAACGAACAATAGTTCCAGGGTCTATACCTTCAACTCTGTCACCCGCGCTTATTACCTCAGCTCTTAAGTATCTAACTTCTTTGTTCTGAGTTTCCGTAAGCTCAAGGCCGGCAACTGTTTTCGGCGCCTCCTTGATCTTCTTAATTACTATATAGTGGTTAATTGCTTTCATGACGGATGTTTGAGATTATACAATCAGCAGATGATATGGTTAAGGCTACACTAATTGCATTCTTTAATGCAGCTTTAGTAACCAACACTGGATCAATAATACCAGCGCCAATCATATCTTTATAACATCCACAAGTTGCGTCAACACCTTGCCCCTCCCACTCTCTGTCATTAAGCTCTGGCTCTGATTCCGTAAACTCCTTAGGGTTCATTACATCACCAAATCCAGCGTTATCTAATATAACATTATATGGCTCTTGAATAGCCTTAAGCAAAATGTCATAACCAACTCCTTTGCTTTCAATTACTTGCGCCGCATTAAGCAATGCAATTCCGCCACCAGGTACAATACCTTCTTTAAGTGCGGCTTGTGTTGCATGTATAGCATCTTCAACGCGATCTCTTTTTTCTTTTAATTCTACTTGAGAATCTGCACCAACGTGAATAATACCAACCTTACCGGTTAGCATAGATAAACGTTGTTCTAGTTTGTTCTTTAAGAATCCGTTTGTTTCATTAGCGATCTTCTTACGAACATCTTCAATACGTGCTTTAAGTTCTAATGGATCAACATCCACTTGCATCACGGTGTTCTTATTATTTGTTACTGATTTAACTATTTCACCTAAAACAACAGGGTCGATTAAATCTAAATCGTCACCGAGTTCTTCGTTAATAATAGTTGCTCCTGTGAGCATTGCTAAATCTTGTAATGTCTCCTGCCTAGTAGGTCCGAATCCAGGTAGATCAATAATGTTGATCTTAATGTTTCCTTTGACTTTATTAGCTATAAGCGTTTGATACGGCTGCTGCTCAACATCAGCAATGATTAACAGCGCTCGTTTAGTCTTCACAGCGTGTTCTAGGACACTTTGTATCTTTCTTATATTAGGTATAGGCGAGCTTACAATAAGCACATAAGGGTTGTCTAAAACAGCTGTCCCTTTATCCTGGTCAGTTACTAGGTGCGGTGATTTTAATGGTGATTCAAATTGTGTGCCCTCAACAAAGTCTACGTAAGTTTCGTTTGTTTCGGATTCTCCCATTAATACGACGCCATCTTTGCCAACTTTTTCGAAAGCTTGGCCAATTTTTTGTCCAAGGTCTTTGTCATTGTTACAGCTAATGTATGCAACTTGGTTAAGCATTTCACCCTCAACCGGTATACTGGTATCATCAAGATATACCATAACTTCCGTAGCGCATTTTTCAATGCCATCTTTAATAGTTCTAGCCTGCTCTTCATTGGTTGAATTATTTATTTCTTTTAGTATGGCTTGAGCGAGGACGGTAGAAGTTGTTGTACCGTCCCCGGCTTCATGCACTGTGTTCCTAGCAGCTTCCTTAATCAAGGTTGCTCCTATATTTTCGACCGGATCCAGTAAGACTACGGATTCTGCTACCGTTACACCGTCTTTTGTAATCACCGGTCGGCCAAGCGCGTCTTCGTATATAACACATTTTCCAGAAGCACCTAAGGTGGACTTCACTGCGCTGGCTAACTTATCGACGCCGGCCATTATTTTTTGATTGGCTGTATCGCCAAACGTAAGATCTTTTACGATCTCGCTAGGATTATTGAATTGCATTAAATTGAATTTAGATTAAATTTTATTAAAATGTTTTTACTACGACTGGACCTTTTAAATATTCCAGCTTCTTAACATAGTGTTCTACTGAACTGTCAATAGCAGCTTCAGCACCTTCAATTGTCTCCCGGCGAGTAATGTCTTTCCAGGTTTCGTTTTCCATCAACAATTCTGTTTGAAAGAATCCATTGGGTAATTTTACAATGCGCCAGTTCTTTTTTAATGAGGCATGTCGCCAAGCGGCTTTCGCTTCTTGGTGATCTACTTCCTGGTTGGAATTGTAAGAGGTTGTTTGGTAATAAAATGTCATTTGGGGTTTGTTGTTTGATTAATAAAAGGTTATATATTATATATCACTTGTTAGTGACGGTTTTTAATCTATGCTTTTGTGCTCTTGTTTTTCTCAAAAGTACGGCCACCAAAGTAAGCACCTATTACTGTTATAAGGACAAGTTCTAACAAACCTACCCAATTGTCTTTAACTTCAAAGTCGATGAAGCCAGCATCAATTATTACTAATAGCACAGTTGATACAACTAAGAATATAAGAGTCATTGGTCTTACATTCTTTGATAGCCAAGAATCGGAAGCCATATCTACGGCCCATCTTGAACTTACCTCTTTTTGCATCTTTGCTTCTGCATCTAGCATTAATTTCTGTATTTCATTTTTAACCTTACCTATTTCTTCTTTCGAAGTGGTTAAGTTATCAAGCACATTCCCTACATCTTTAATAAGGCTGCCTGATAGTAAGCTTAAAATTTTACTCTTCACCTATCTGCATTGTAATGGAAGTAGGCGTAATAAGCAAAGCTACTGCCGCTACAACTCCTGTTTCAATACCTGTTACAGATTCAGCACCCATTGCCGCTTGTGTCCATGCTACTACTTCAGCATTTGTAAGATCTTCAATAGGAGTGAAGTCGGTGATATCACTTGTATCTAACACTTGTGTCCCTATAGACGTTGCCGAATAAGCGTTGCCACTAGGGTCTAGCTCTGAAGATGTTCCGGTTACGATCCAGTGTACATTGTATACTACATCTGTTAATGATCCGTCTGTAGGGTATACGTCTACCGTCTTACAGTTCCATGTGATTGCTGTTGCCATTTGTTGTTTATTTATTTATTTATTTATTATTCTGACTGAAAGTTATCTATTTTTTTAATAGAAATTGTATTCTGTATTGAAAGAGGCTCGTAGATTTGCACGCTTTTTTGGTCTCCGTTAAGCCAATCTAATTTTAAAGCTATATCGGTGTTCGCAGAAACCTCATAATAACAGGTGTTGGACAAACTAGTGTAACCGCCTTGATTATTGTTCGGCAGCCTTAAATATACAGAATTCAAACTTCCTGGTATTTTAATTTCCGTGCCGTCAACAGGGTGAGCGGTTAAATACAGAGCTGGATTTTGTCTTGTTGTAATACTAGTAGAGCCCACCTTTATTGCAACAGAATATGTTATTTCGTATAGCCCCTCGTCTACTATTCTGATTTCGCCGGCACCTGCGCCTGCTGCTGTGGTGCTTGAATTGCCATCGTAAACCACTGTTGTGTCACACGTTACTGTATTAGCTGCTGTAAATGTCCCTGTGTTTACTTGCCAAATATCCGGTCTAAAAACTACGTCTTGCCACTCGGTTCCTATTGGATTTCCTTCTGAAATTTTAACACCCAGAACTTTTCTTTCCCCTCCTGCTGAGTTATTTGAATCATAAAACCTGCCTGTTACCCTAGCGTTACCTGCAACATGCAACTTTTGTGAAGGACTAGTAGTCCCGATCCCGACGTTGCCACCTGTCTTGAGGTATAGGGTTGAATTATTGTTAGGTACGTCTATAAAATTAAAAGTTCCAGAATCCCCAAAATCAATTCTGCCTTGTATAACATCAAGTTCGTCTTTGTATCTTAACTGTGCTGAATGTGCGCCTTTTAAATCTAGCAATGGTATACCTCCAGTATTGGTGGTTTCTAAGATAAAGTTAGCCCCGGTAGCAGTAGTAGATTCTACGTGTAGTTTACTATCAGGATTAGTCGTCCCGATCCCGACGTTACCCACAGAATTAATGCGCATTCTTTCAGATGCATTAGTTGCTAAAGATAAATACCCATTTTCTTTATTTTCTAAACCTACATTTGTTCCATCAGTAAAAGCAAGAAAACCATCTGACGCGCCTGCACCTGATGTATTGTTAGCTAGTTGTAATACTGCATTTCCAGAAGATTCATATATTGTTAAATTTCTTAGCGGAGCAGTAGTTCCCATACCCACATTGCCATCGTGTTTAATGGTCATTTTTGTAGCTAATGTTGTACCACCTGCTTCTGTTGTACCAAACTGAAGTTCCGAAGCTGTATCAGTGTTACTCCATTGGTAGCTACCACTGTGCGTTGAAGCAA